ATAATAATTCTATAATACATCTCACTATAAAGAGTATTATTAGCTTGATTAACAGAAACAATACCATGTTCGTTTTCCTCAAGCATACTAACAGGATAAGCAAATATTATATCACCATGACGAACAGTCTTATAAAGATTTGTAGTATTAACACCACGATTCTTAAAAGTAAGTTTTACATAAGGATTAACTCTATCAGTCCAAGCATTATAAATACCATACTTAACAGCAAGTTTAGTATCATCAGGAGCAGTAGTCTTATCTTGAACAGCTTTAGGTTTATTATCTACCACATCTTCTACGGGGCGGATTTCCGTCTCTTCTGCAACAGTTCTAGTAGTAGCAAATTCATCATTAATATCTGCTTCTGTAATATCGTTTCTACGAGAAGGAACATTAAGAGTTATAACTCCATCAGGAGCACTAAGCTCATTAACCCAGATTTTACCTATTCTTTTCTTCTTTACAGTTCTCTTTGGAACCATACCGTTATCAGAATGACTTCTTAAATAATCATCACGATAATCGTCATAAGTAATATGCTTAAAATTAGCATCAATTTGACTAAGAAGACTAGTAGATTCTCCATCTTGATTAGTAAACAAAGTATCATCACGAAGAGTACTATTCTTAATAATTTTATTAACACCATTACGACGCATCTTGAAACCTTCAACTATAAACGCATATTTAATAAGGTCTATAGCTGCAAGTTTAACAAGAGGATTCTGGCTCTTAGTAGCAGTTTCAAAAAGATTGTAAGCAGTTTCAGTATCTACATTATCATCATTAAAACGAATAGATTGAGCAGCACATTCTTTATTACCAACACGATAATTATCTTGAAGGTCAACTTTAAGTTTACTAAATATACCACCATCTTCTGCTTTACTTTGTAACCAAGCAACTTTTTGAGCAGGAGTAAGTTTAGACCAAGCATCAATTTCATCTTGAGTTGGTTCAGTAATATCTGCAACATCAAAATGAAATATTGGACTACCACTAAATCCATAAATACGAAGACGCTCTTGTAAATCACTCGTTTTAGTTGATTCAAGACGCCCCGTAGAAGAGTTGATAGTATAACCTAATCTAATTCCATCAGCATTGTTATAAGCAGCACCAATAACATACTTCTCATAATCATTATACTCTTTCTCAGTAAGTCTACGAGGAGTAGGAAGCATTCTACTAAGAGCTTTAATAGTAGTCACAAAAGCACGATTTTGAGTTTCGAAAAGCATACTATTAACTACAGTACTAGTAACTGAAGCATACTTTAAGAAAGCGTTAAGAGAAGGATAAGCAGATTCATGAGTATCTTTTACATAATTATCTTTATCTACAACACCATCTTTAATAAGTCCAGGATAAATACTTTCAAGGAAAGGAATACCATCCTTACTAAGTACTTTAGCTTGTTTACTATTATTTATATCTTTAATAGTTTCAAATACTTCATTAGTAGCAAATATAGTTTGTTTAGCTCCAAACTTATCAGGATTACAAACTCTTACAGTTTTCTGAATTACATCAGCTAAACGATTAATATCATTGTAAGCCATAAGAATCTCTACTTCACGAGCAAGAGAAACATTATTTGCATTCTTTACATCATTAGCTAATTGCTCTTCATCAAGAACAATATTGTTGTTTTTAATGAAACTATAATCTGTACCAAGTTTATCATTAATAGCCTCAACTACCATTTTACCTGAATATAAAGAAGTAGTATCAACACCGAGTTCTTTAGCTACTTCTTTAAGAGCATCAACTATAGGTTGAGCAGAATCTTCACTATAAACAGATTTACCTTTATTATAAGCATTAACTATACGAGTTACAGCAGGATGCATCATAAACGCAACACCAGTTTTATAATTACTACCTACATCAGGGAAAGTTTTATATACTGCAAAAGTAAACTCATTTACATTAGGTACAGCACCTTTCTTTACAGCATCAAGAATATGAGCTGTAGTCTCAGAACTATAAGCAGTAAGAATAGCATCATCTACATTATGATTATCGTGTGACCAACCAATCATAGTATGATTAATTGTAACATAACCATCTTTATAAATAGCATTGTCTTCTCCAAAACGTTTAGCTAAAACCTCAGCTTGTTTTGGAGTAGCTTTGTATCTAGCACTAATAGCGTAATTTTTATCAATAATTGGTTGAACTTTGTTACAAATAGACACAAAGGTATCACGAGTAACACTAAACGCTTTAAGTTTAGCACCACTCATAACATCTTCTTGATATTCAGCCTGGTCAATAAAATCATAACAACTACGACCATTACGAACACTTTTAACAATATCATTCATAATATTATCACGCGCATTGATAATATCTTCAAATTGAGATTGACCGGTGTTCTCTTCAAAAGCTTCATCAGATTGAAGAATACGAAGCATATCGTCAAGTATACGATTGTTACGAGCTTGACGACTATTCTTTTCTTCAATACTATTAGCTTTACTAAATTCTTCACGACTAAGAAGACCATACTCTTGTGCAGCATTAGCTAAAGCAGTAGATTCGTTAACTCCGTTTTTAACAGCTTCTTCTAGTTTAGATTTAGCTTCATCATTAAGTTGTTCTTTTACATAATCATCATATAATTTACCAAATGATTCTTTATAAGCAATTTTCTGAATATCTCCATCTTTATCTATATACGTATTATGTTGAATACCATATACAGAATCAATATCAAAGTCAGAACCGGTTTGAGCAACCCAATCGTCAGGAACAACAATAGTTGAACCTTGAGCGTCATCTGTAAATCCAACTATCTTCATAGCACAAATAGATTGCTTACCTTCAGTAGGAATACGATAACCAATAATGGTATCAAGTTTAGCTCTTTGAAGTTGTTCAAGAAGTTCTTCATCACTGGCTTTATAAGTACCATCTTCATTTTTAGCGAAACCAAAGTTGTTCTTAGGAAGAAGAACTTCAATGTAACGTCCACCATCAGGATGATAACGAAGATGCTTTGAATAACCCACATTAGTTACTTGAGCAGCATGAAAACCAGGCAACTTCTGACGAGTAATAGCATTATTAAACATAGACTGACAAACATTCTGAGCTTTACTCATCATATTAGTCATATATGTAGGCATAACAGTATTAGCTCTTCCGAGTTCAGTATAAGGACTATCTTCATTAAGAGTAAAGAACTCTAGAATATTACTATCAAGACCTTGACGAAGACATTCTTTACGAAGCTTATTGAAGAACAGTTTCATATCAAGTCCTTCAATGTTTCCATTAGCATCAAGTTTAATAGAACCATCTTCATTTGTAGGAATATTAAGTTCTTTAACAAGACTATTGAAACTATCTTTAATATTAGCAACATAAAGTTTAAAGAACTCTTTCTTGACTTCTCCGATAGTTCCAGTATCAGGAATATTATCAACAATCTTCTTCATAATTTGAATAGCAGCTTTATTTTCTGCATTCATATGTTGAGGAGTTTCTTGTTGAGTATAAAGGAAATTATAAGAATAAGTCTCTTTATAATCTTCTACATGATTATTAAAATCTTGAATATGAGCATCAGTAACTTCACCAGTTTCTTCATCAAATAAAGTAAGAACACCGGCTTTACCAGCTTTAGAAGTTTCTTCTGTATTAAGTTGGTCAATACCGTTATCTTTCATAAGTTTATATACTTTCTCAAGGTCAGTACCTTCAATAAATCTAGGTACAAGAACAAGTTCTGCATTCTTAATTTGACGAGGGGCATAAGTATTAATCTTATCATTATAAGTCATATCATAATAGAAGTTCTTTTGTACTTGAACAAAAGTCTTAATATCATCTACTCTAAGAGGTTTACTTCTATCCATAATACGCTCAATAAGAGGCATATATTTATTAAGTTGTCCTCTACCTGCAACACGACGAATCCATTCTTCAAAAGTAATATAAGATTGAGCATCGTTTACAGTAGTATTTTGATAGCCTTTCATATGTTTATTTGCTTTAGCAATAGCTTCAGCTTCTGTAAGTTCAGGGTCATGTTTCATATAAACACGAGCAAGTTCATGAACAACAGGACCGTTTTGAGAAGCTTCGTGAGAAGTTCTTACAGTATTTTTAATAGTAATACCAACAAAACCAGGACGTTGAGTAACATGAAGACCAAGACTATTAAGTTTATCTTGAATAACTTGACTATTAAGATAACTCATTTTCTTTAAGTCTGTCAACATCATATTCTCATCTTGATAAATATTAAAAGTACTATAAGGAGTACCACTAGCTTGACCTTCCTTAGCACGTTTCAAGAAGTCTTGAGAAGAATTATAAAACTTATCATCACCTTCAAATAAATCATCAAAATAATTATAAGCAAGACGATAATTAAGAGCAAAGTCAGCAACATTATCATCATTAATAAGTCCAGCTACATCAAGATTTTTAAATTCATCCATACGTTTAGCAGAACTATCAATATAATCACTAATAAATTCTGCTATTTTGTTATCAATAGCTTCAGCTTGTTCTTTAGTATGATTAAGTTTAATCTTACCATTTTCATAACCAAAATGAATAAAGCCACCTTTACTACCATTATACAAACTATCAAAATAATCATTAAGAAGCTCTTGACCATAATTGCGAACTTTGCCAGTCTTATAATCAGTAATAGTGAACTTATCACTATGAAACATATTTCCAACTAAACCATAATTAGAATCAAGATATTTATCTTTCTTAGTTTGATAATTAGCATAAAGTCTACGAGCAGATTCTTTATCTAATCCAAAAGCATTATTAGGATTAAACTTAGGTTTACCATCAGTTTCACGTTGAATAATACCATTATCACCAGTCAAGAATATCATATTAATAGCCTCAGCCATATTAGTCAATTCTTGATTAAATATTTTTCTAAATTGTTTATAAATAGGATGTTCTCTATTAACTTGATAATTAACTTGAACGTCACCAATTCTACCGTTACGATAAGCTTGTTTACGATATTTATCATATATCATAGGACGAAGATTATCTCTCATTTCATTATTATCAAGAATAGTAGCTTTACCGTTCTCAATAACAAATTTGTTCATACCTTTTACGGGGCGAATAGAACCTGTAATAATATATTTATTTACATTACCTTCTTCATCAACAAATTGATAACCAATAGTTGCAGTTTTACCATCATTACGAATAATCTCATTCTCATATACAGAACGAGTAATATTATTATCAGTTAAATCTTTAGTAATTTGAGCACGGTCACTACGATTATCTTCAAGTTGAATAAATTTAGCTCTAGAATTAGCTTGATTAAATACAGCTTCAGACATACTAGCAATATGCTCTGTAACATAATTCTTAATGTAATTATCTACGTCAGCAGCATTTGTTACAATTCTAATTGGGTTACTCTTAGTTATATGATAACGTGGAGCACGAACTACAAATGTTTTAGGAGCATCAGAAGGAGTTCTCATAAAGTAATTAGCAAGAGGAATGTTGTTAGTTACTCTATCAGCATCAATATTTTTATCGCTATTAAAATAATTAGCAAAAGCAGTATAAACATAATCACCTTTACTCATTTGAGCATAAGTAATACCTGTACCTTCATCAGTTTTTACAGCTCCATTAAATAACGCAACGTTAAGTAAACCAGAAGCATAATTAGTAACACCATATTTCTGTTTGTCAGCATCATAATAAAAGAGACCATAATTTACAATCTTACCATTTTCTCTAGTCTCAATAAGAATATTGCTAAGATTATATTGATTATTCTTAAACTTAAACTTAGCGAAGTTAACAAGAGATTCAGGAGCAGTATTACCTAATTCATCAGTAGTAGTCTTAGGACTATTGAGTACTTTAAGAAGATAAGTAATCATAGAACTATTGATAATATCAGATTGAAGATTACCTAAACCATTACGAGAATTAAGTTCAATTTTAACAGAAAAATAAGGATAAAGTTTATCAGCTAAAGCAATACTCTGGGTAATACTATCTTGAGAACGATAATCACTAAATCGAATATTATCTCTTTGACTAACAAGTTTATCTATTTCTTCATTAATTTTATCTATACCTTTGTGTTCTCCATCTTCGTTGAGAGCATCAATCTTAGTTTGAAGTTTCCTAATTTCTTTGTTAATACCACTAATAGCATCACGATTTTCGGTATACTGAGAAGTAGTAGCATCAGAAGCTTTAGCTATCTTTCTGAGACTATCAGTAAGATAACGCATATTTGTAGCAACTTCACCGTTATTAGCAAGACGAACATAATTATCGATAGAAGCTTTATCTGCACTAGGATAATAATCTTTAATACGAGAAGCAATTTTATCAACAATAGTATTATAAAGTTTAGCTTGGTCTAAAGCAAACTCATCACCAGCAGCAAGAGCTTGAGTATATTCTACAATAGTTTCATCTACTTCATTAGCAAGTTTATTGGTAATATCAGAATCAGTATTTATGTGAGTAAACTTAGCATCATTAAGGAAACTAAGAGCATGAACTTGCTGAGCATTACTATTCTTATTACTCTTATTCATAGCTGTATTCTCATCAGCAATACGAGTTTCATATTTGTTAATTACAGTTTTGAATTGAGTATAAAGACGAGCAGCATAATCTAAATCAGAAGTAAGGTCTTTATAAAGTTTAATAAGACCTTCCATACCAGGAATATTACTAGCTTCTTTTACACTATCAATAAAAGTACTAAGATTAGAAACATCTTTCTTAGCACTAAGAGTACTAATAATATCTTTTACGTCAATATAATCTACATTGCCAGTAGGATTGTTTTTATCGTAATCATAAACATCCTTTACTTTGCCAGACTTTAAAGCTTTAGTACCAACAGTATTACTAGTAAGTTTAGGTATCATAGAAAGACTAAGACGAATATCAAGGTCAAAACCTTTCATATAACTAGAACCAAGACCGCTATGGTCATTCCAAGTATTATCTTGTCTATCACCTACAGTAAGTACATCTTCATCTTCGTTATTGTTATAAGAAGAATCATCTACTGAATCGAAATCTTCAGCATAAGCTTCAGCAAGACTAGATTCAGTTTCATCGCTATATTTTAGATTACCAATAATAGGGTCTGCAATAATAACTCTATTAAAGAAATCTTTACCAGTAGTATCTTTAAATATATCTTTATAAATAGCAAAAGTATTTTGAACTTGAACATCACCATTCTTATCAAAAGCTTTAGTTATAGTAAGTATAAGTTCATCTTTCTTATAATAAGTTTCATTATTATTAAGAAGAGCATCAGCTATCTTATTAACTTCAGCATTAGTTGCAACTTTACCAACAGCTTTGAGATAATTAGCAGCAACATCCTTAGTTATTCTAACTTTTGTACGTTTAATTAAATCACCAAGAATTGTATCCTTATCGACAATTTCTCCACTTCTAATATCGCTAACATACATACTACGCATAATATTAGGAATTGCTCTAGTAATAGCATATACCTTTGCATGACTATCGCTATAACCGAAAGCATCTACATCCTTAGCATAATAAGTACCTGTACTTTGAGCATTAACATCAAAGTGAATACTATTATAATAACGGATAGCAGTTTTAGCAATAACTCCTCTTTCGGAATTATCAACACTAGGAATATTATCAGTATGATTTACTTTCTGATAATACTTAACAAATTCATCAGTAAAACCTCCAGTTTCAGGATTACTAATAAGACTAATTAACGCTACAAAACGAGCATTATTTGCTCCAACCTTACGTTTAATGCTTGTGCCAGCACTTGTTGTTTTAAAATTACAAGCCATAACTTTATTAATTAAATTAGTTATTTAAAGTAAAGTTCTAGAGGATTTTAAATTCTCCTCTAGAACCTCGAAATATATTCTATGAATAATCTATTTGCAAGACATCGAAATCGCAGCAGAGCTAACGAGAGAAGCAAATTTGGCACGTTCCGAAATTGGGAGAGATTCGATTGCTGAATTGAATGAATTGAAAGCTACTTCTTCACTAGTACTTTCATCATCAGCATCATATTCATCATCAGCATCAGCATCTTCATAGTTAATATCAAACGTCTCATTAGTGCTTCCGACATCATCGCTATCTACAATACTATTAGTATCATCAGCAACTGTTTCTGTTTCAATTTCTTCTATACCCCCCGTAGAAGATGTTGTTGGTTGAGTAACTTCTTCTTCTTTTTCTTCAGCTTTAACTTCAGCTTCTTGATTATTCTTAAATATTTCACCAAGAGCTTCCATTTGTTTAGCACGAAGACTATTAGGACGAATATTAATACCAAACAAATCACCAATAAACTTGAGTATTTTCTGCCAAATAGTATTACCTTTAATTACTCCACCATCAGCATCAACTTGATTAAGATAATTCATCAAATCAACATTGGTAAGAGATTCAACAATAAACTCTTCTAGAGCATCTTGAGGATTCTCACGAGTAGCATAACTTTCAGCAGTAAAAGTATTAACATTATTAAGCCACTCACTAATCTTTTCAAGAGTAGCTTTATCTTGAATATGTCTACGTTGTTTAATCTCATCAATATTTCCTGCTTTTAAATCATTAATATCTTGATTAATAGCAGTAGCAAAATCATCATAAATATCTTGCATTCTACTTCTAAGATTAGCAACTGCATTAGGATGAAGTTTATCATCAGCCATTTCTTCAATATAAGCATGAAGATTTTCGTGCATCAAAGTTCTAATAGCTCTACCTTTTTCACCAGGTTTCTTACTATTAATCATATCTAAGAATATCTGACCAATAACAACTTTACCATCTTTAGTTTTACTCCAAACAGCATTAGCTTGTGCATGATGTTTACTCATAAATTCCTCGTCAAAGATAATATCTTTAGCTAAAAGTTTACGTAAAGGACTATCACTTTTAATACTATTTAGTTTCTCTTTAGATGTATCATCTAATAAAAGAGCACTAGCAACTTCAAAACCTTTATCTGTAGAATCAGATGTTACAATGGATTTAATTTCATCAGCTTTAGAAATATAACTATCACCAACATTTTCTACGGGGCGACTTTCTTGTTTATTTGTTACTTGAAAACTAAATCTAGCATTAGCTCCTTGTTTATTAATAGCAGTCCTTCTAATATTACTACCGTTTTCTTGAGCCATATTAACTCTAAGAAGATTGTTTTGTTGAATAAAATCTTTAAAACTATCATAAGTAAGATTTACACCATTTTTTCCTTTATATTCAGGAATAGTAATTTGAAATTTACCATCAGTAGTTCTACTAGTAATACCTTGAAGAGGAATATTATGATTATTATCAGACTTTAAAACAGCAAAGTTAATATTGAAATTTAGACTTTTTATTCCTTCAATAAGTCTATCGCTTACAGCAGATAAATCACTATTGTAAGAAATATAGTTAGGTTTACCATCAACTTTATTGATTATTTGACCTACACCATCACCATTCTTATCTCTATAGAAAAGAAGTTGATTATTCTTATTATCAAAGTTAATTCCAAGAATATTTGCAGTTCTAAATACAGATAATTCTTTACTAAGGAAAATAGGATTTTTATTGATATTAAGAAGATTATCAATAAAATCAATAAAATTATCTCTATTTTCAGCAAAATCACCATCATTAAGAGAAGCAAGTCTATCTTTAATTTGAGTAATTATAGCATTTTGAAGTTGCTTAAAGTCTTTACCTGTCTCAACGTGTTGTTGTTTGTCATCTTTTGTATAGTATGTAGCACCTGTCCAACTTACAGGATAAGCATTTACAATATCTACAGTACCGTTATTACGAGGAACAGTGATATAAGTTCGACCAACATTAACAAGAAACTTATTACTTCCAATACCATTAATAAATTCACCAGTAGTAGATTTGGCAGCAATTTCAAACTTAGTATCTTTAGCGATAGCTAATTGAATAGGTAGAGCAGTTTCAGCATCACTTTTAAAAGTACCATCATTACTACGAATAAGCTCACCTTCAAATACATCGCTAGCTACAATATCAATGTTTGGATTATTATCTAATTTACTAGTTTCATTATAACTTTCACGAAGATTATCAAACCATTTATCAATAGAATTAGCAACTACTGCACCGGTAAACTTATTAACTCTTCCTTCGGTAAGAACTTTATAATTATATCTCCAAAGTTTAGCAAGACCATTAAGAGCAACTTCATATTCAGGACCATTTTCATCAGAATTAATCATATTATTCTTAACCATATCTTGAACAATAGAATTACTCTTAAATTCATTAACTAATTGTTCAGCGTTAAACTTATCAAAAGCAGCTTTATGAATAATTTCATTAAGTTTTTCATGCTCAGGAGTTTTACTTCTAGCTATATCTTTAAGAACTTGTTTAAGTGCTCCATCTTTAGAACCATCAGCTTTATCTATATGATAAATAAGTCCATCGTTCTTTTGAACATATTCTCCTCTTTCTCCGGTAGAAGGAATTGATATACTACCAATAAGTTTACCATTAGATTTGATACCTAAACGACTAGTACCTTTATTTGTAGTAACTCTTTCGATAGTAAGTTTATCACCGTTTTTAAGTTTAACTTGTTCAGCATAATTTTCTTTCATATCTTCATTTGTGCCAAAATCTGAAAGATTCATATTAACTTGATGAACAGTTCCATTAGGAAGAGCAGCATCTCTTTCAGCTTGAGACTTATGGAAATTATTTAAGAAAGCAACAGGATTACTAACGTCGTTAGCATCAGTAATATTAAACTTAGCTTGACCTTCAGGAGTATTAAGATAAGCAGACAAACTATTAAACATAAAGTCAGCCATAGAATAATCATCATAAGCAGACTTAATATAATCCATAAGATTCATAAGATTACCATAATACTTACCATTGATTTGTGGAAGTTCAGCATCTTTAGCATATACATTAAGAAGGTCACTAACAGCTTTTTTATAAGAGTCATCAAATACTACAGCTTTACCATTTTTAGATTTGGCATTACGTTCTTCTTGGTCAAAACTACTAAAATAAACAGAAGCAACAGTACTTTCTTTATTCATAAGTTTTTCTTGTCTTTTACGAATACGTCTGAAAGCACTATCTATTTGTTTTTTAGTTTCAGTTTCACTATATCCTTTAGCTACATAATCATCAAGAATACTCTTAGCTTTAGCATCTAAATCTAAATCAGGAGTAGTTTTTAATTCAGTAATAACATCTCTAATAACTTTAGTATCAGAAGCATTACTCATAAAATCAGGAATCTTAGGTTCTTCTACTTCAGGAGTAGTTTCTTCTACTTCAGGAGTAGGTTCAGCTACTGTTGGAGATTCTAGTAATTTTGTTTGCTCTAGACCCCCCGTAGAAGATGTTTGTTGTGAAGTTTCTTCTTCTTTTACATCTTCAATTCCTAGTTTACCTTGACTGACAACTTCAAAATCATTACCAGTAAGTCTAATAATAGGATAAGAAGTTATACCTACGTTATCTTGAGTAGCAATATTAGCATTAGCAAACAAATCTTCACTAGTTGTAAGAGTTGCAATGTTATCATTACTTGTAGGATGAACTTCATACTCATCATTATTCTGAGTTGGAATAAGTTGATAATTATCAGAAGAAGTCTCATTACTAGTACTAGCTACAAACTTATTATTTGTAAAATTTAATTTTCCGATTTTACTTGATTTCGTAGTAGGCTGTTGTGTACCAATATTCGATAATTGCGTATTTCCTTGCGATGTAACGCTTTCGAGTGATGAACCTGATGAATTATTCGTCTGCCCAATTTGAGGGGCTGAGAGTGAAGGATTTAGTGGTTCTACTGTTGGTGCTGCTTCAGTAGGAGTAGGAGTTGCAGAATTAAGTTGTTCAGCTTCTTCTTCTTGAGCTTGAGTAGCAGCAGGTTTAGTATCTTCAAATAAATCGTCTTTAGCAAGCATTTCTTGTATTTGCTCACCAAAACGATAATTAAGATTACCACTAAGATGAAGAGCATCTAAAGATTCTTTTAAATCTGCTTTATCTTTATCATTAAGAATAGATACGAAATTATCATAATTTTCAAAGTCTTGATTATAATAAGCACCGACTGCGTTAATAATAGCATCGCGGTTGTCTTTATTACGTTTAGCTATATCCTTAACAGTATCGAAACTTTGATTTACAACTTTAACTCTAGCATCATCAAGAGTTTGATTTAAGAAACTAAGTTCACTAGCAATATCTTCTCTATTCTTAACTTGCTTACTTCTAAGATAATCTCTATTAACTTCAGCAATAGCTTTATCGACAAGTAAATCAGTAAAGTTTTTACCAACAACACCAGGAATACCAAATTCATCAGCAGCAGTAAGAACTTGATTAGCTTTTCTACGATTATCTTCAAAAGCTTTATTTTGTTCAGCAATACTTAGTTCATCAGAATATTTACTAAGTTCGCCAATAATATTATGCTTAGTAGCATACTCATCAAGTCTTTTAAAATAATCAGCACGCTTAGTAGCATCTTCATTACCTTCAGCATCATTGAGATTTAAAGACATAATATCTTTAAGTTCTTTACTAGCGCCTTCATTAGGCTTAAATTTAAGAACACCATTTTCGTCATGAAAAGCTGTAATTCCAGTACGAATAGCTTCACGAAGATAATCAGGAGTAAGTTGAGCTTGAACAGCAGCTATATTTTTATTAATATTATCAAGAGCAACAGCTTGACTAATATCAGTCTTAGCAGATTCTTCAATTTCTCTACGTTGAGCATAAAGTTCAGCAAGATTATTAGCAAGAATAGTTTGAGCTGCAACTCTTTGTAAATCGTCAACAGAAGTATCACCAAGTTTATCAGCTATTTCTTTAACTTGAAGAGCAACATTAATATTAGATTGAGTTAAATTAAGTTTATCTTCTTGACGAGCAATATCTTGACCATACTTGACATTGTTTGTAGCAATCATTTGAAGATATTCAATAGGAATAACTTGGTCATCTTTACGATGAGCAGCATAGTTGTCAGCAATATTTATAACTCTAGTAAGTTCGTTATTATATTGTTGAGTAACTTCATCCATTTTATTAAGTATCTCTTGCTGAGTTTGAGTAGCATCTTCTTTAGTAGCAATACCTTTATTTACTAAAGCATCACGTACTTCATCAGATTTCATAAACTCACGAAGATACCCAGCATTACCATGATGAGCCGCATTCAAAGTTAAATCAGTAATAAGTTCATCTTGTGCTCTAGATTTAGCAATTTCTTGAGCAGTAGTATTACCTTTAATATCAGCTTTCTCATTAAGACCAGCAAAAGGATTAACACCTTCTTTAATCTTAGCAGCTCTATCAAAGAACGTATTAAAGGTGTTCAACCAAGATTGCATATTATCTCTACGAGCTTTAACTTCTCCAGTTTCACTAAGACCAAAAGAACTAGGAGCACTTTCACCAGTTTTATCATCTTTTTTAGTCTTATTCTTTTCATCTATAGTAGCTTGAATTTTACCAAAAGTAGAACCTAAATGATGAAATACAATACCACCCATTACTCCCCAAAAAGCAGAATCAGCAAGACCTCCACTACGAAGATACTTTTTCATTCTATCATCCCAAGGAGATTTGTCAGCATCAGCTTCATTTAGAAGTACTTTACCAAGATTAGTACCTTCCATTTGAGCAATATAGTTTACACCTTCTTCAATACCTTCACTAAGTTCTCCAGCTATAATAAGTTTTTCATTTTTAATTCTATCCCAAACTTTATTACGAGCTTTAGTCCAAGCAGAAACTTTATCAGCAGTAGCTTTAATTTCTTCTTCAGTTTTGCCTATAGCAAGTTTATTATTACGAAGAGTTTGATTAAGACTATAAGCTCCACCTCTATCTTTAAGACCTTTCCAAAAACCTCTAAGTCCATACATTTGAATAATATCAAAAGTAAGGTTTCCAAAGTTATATTTAAAGTCTTCATCAGCAGAAGCTTTAGAAATCTTTCTAGCAACAGCATTTCTATCAGAAGTATCAACGTCTTGAAGAAGTTCTTGATTCTTATTTATAAAAGCTTGATAATCTTGATTATTCATGTGATTAAGTTTATCAGTAGCATCTTTATAAACATCTTGATAAACTCCTTGTGCTTCTTGATAATTTTCCATCATACGTTGAAGTACAGCATTACCTCCAACATTAGCAAAAGTATTAAGTTTTCCGCCTTCTCTAGTACTATTTATAATTTTAGCAGCAGCAGATTGAAAACCACTAAGTTGAGCGCCTTCTACTCCACGTTCAATATTATCAAGAGTTTTGTTAATACCAAATAAACTTTTAAGACCACTACGACTACGTGCACCAAGTTTAAGAGCTTTACCTATAGCACCAGCACCTTTCATAATACCAGTAGCAGGAAGAAGCAAAGTTAAACTAGACATTACACTAGGAAAATTACTAGTCCACCAACCAAAATTTGTAAGACCTCCACTATAAATATCATTACGTTCAGGGTCACTATATATTGGAGCAACTTCTTGGTCAAAGTAATCTTGCCATTCTTTAATTTTGTTACTAATAGGATTTTGATAATCACCATTACTAGTAAAGAAACCATTTGCAACAGCATCAAATAAATCAGGCACAGCTTTGATTGTACCAAGAATAGCTTGACTAACAAGAGTTTGACCTAAAGCATTACCAGCTTTAATCCAATTAGATTGATTTTCAGCACGTTCTTTATCAAGATTAGTAATAATATTAGGAGTAACACCATAACGTTGATAACTATGAGTATCCCCCATCACCCAAGCATTGTTTGCGTTCTTTGCAAATTCATTAGCCGCACCAGATGTAATATCTTGGCTTACATCTAAAGTATGAAAGAAGGGTTGTTGAGCACGACCCTTCTTTGTTTTAGGATTATAATTAGGATTACTAACTATAACTCCACTATTATTAAAAACGTTTTCTGTATTCATAATTAATCAATGTTATAAGCGTCATCATCATACATTCCTATATTACTAAGAATATAATTAGAATAAATAGCTCTTTGATTATTAATAAGATTAATATTGTCTGTATCTACAAAACTATCCATAGCTTTAGCTAATTTAGTCTTATAATCTTCAGATGAAAAATCTCCATTTACAACATTATTAGCGATAGGAGCAAAACTATCCCAAGCGTTTGGATAAAGCTCTTTCATAGCACTAGTAACATAAGCATCTACTTGTCTATTTAAATCTTGTTGAAATTGAGCATTTAAAGAACCATCTTTATTTTTAAGACCTTTACGAAGATTACCGTCTTCATCATAAAATTGTTTATTAACTAAATCAATACCATCCTCAACTATAAGCATTTTGTTAACTTTACGAAGTGCATCTTCTCTAGTTAAAGGTTGTATTCTACCGCTATCATATTCCATTTGATAAACTGCCTTTCCAGTAGAAGGGTCATTATAAACGTTAAGTCTACCATCTTGAGGAATATCAACAGGATAGTTATACATTTCCATACTAGCAAGTTCTTTCATAGCTCTAGTCTGAGAATTTTGAGAGAATACTTTCTCAGCTTCACCATTCATAAAATCAGGAATAAATATCTGACGACTATTCTCTTTAATGTCTTTAATTCTATTACCTGTTTCTGTATCATTATCCATCTTAGTTGGAATAGTAATAACATAACCAGTTTGATTACCTTGCATACCAAGAGAAACTTGGGTTTCTGGGTCAAACTTTCCACTAGCAATAGCTGCACGTACTAAATCTTGAATATTAGCTTTTTCATTACTAGTATCTACTGAATGACGAACTGTAGTATGGTCATCAGGATTCTCTTCATCAGTAATATATATTTCATACTGAGTAAAATCAGCATTCATAAGACCATTAAGAATAGCATTACCGTTTTCTTTTACTAAAGCATTAGCTAATTCAGTATTAAGTCTACCAGTATTAAGAGCATCACTAATTTGTTTTCTACGAGCACTATTAAAAGGAAGAATCATAGAACTAACAGTAGATACTCCACTTCCATCACCACTCATACCTTTTACGGGGCGGATAGTTTGATTAGCGCTTTCTATAGCTTTAGCTGGAGCTTCAAAATTATTAATCATTGAAACACTAGGATTAAAATAATATCCATCTGATTCTTCTATAGGACTTGAAGAAGCTCCAACTCTTGTAGCAACATCAATACCTTGATGTTTAAGTTCACCTCTTTCCATAGCAGAAGCTGGACGATGACTTTCATTATTTTTTATAATATTACCTTTAGCATCAATTCCAGCTATTTGAAATCTATATAAACCTTTATCATTCTTAATATTACGAATACCATCATATATTTTATTAAATAAAGAACTACGTTTGCTAATATCAAGAATGTATTGACCATTTTGAACTTTAATCTTAGCACCAGCTTTTATTAAAGCTTCTTTAGTAAGATGAGTGCGTTTTAACATATCATTAAAAGCATCATCATTATATTCTACATCTTTAGCTAACCAATCAATACCAAATAAAGTTCTTTTTTCAGTCTTACCACCAAATTTAATAGATATTCCTTCAGCATCAGTATTTTTTGTACTACCTAAATTTCTCAAAGCATCAGAATAAGCTTTACTAAATCCGTTAGTACTTTTACGTCTATTACCTTCAGAATCTATACCATTATTAAGACCTGGAAGAACATTATTATTATTTACAGCATTAAGAAAACTATATGCAGCTTTTTGAGTATCATCAGCATGAGACATCATACCTTGTATTCTACGACCATCAGTTCTAAGACTTTTAATAGTTTGATTAACCATTTGTTGTTTAACTGGGTCACTAAAGTGAGCACGAGATAAATAATTAGCTGCACCAACAAAATCTCCATCACTTATAAACTTATCGTATATTTTTTTACTAAGCATAGTTTACTAATTTAAAATACCATTTTCAGAAAGACTTTTACTAGTTTGTTGGAAATAAGAACCATCACGTTGAACATTCCAACTTACTTCACCAGGATTACTATAATAAGTTCCTCCTAATGTAGGAAGTAGAGCAGTTATATTACTAGTATTCGTACCAGAAGTAAGAGCATATTTAGTACCATAAGTTAAACCTCTAGTTTCAGAACTACCTGAAGTATGACTAACGCTAGTATTATCATAAGCCATATTCTTAGTAATAACACCTATTTTACTAAGCATATATTCTTTAACTTTAAGAGGTTGACCATTAGCATCATAAATATCATTACTAAAAGAATCAATACTATTTTGAAGAGTTTTACGTTTTTCAGGGTCAGTAGTAGTACTAAGTTCATCTTTAAGTTGATTGACTTTCCATTGTACATCATCAAATTGTTGAATAAGAGCATTCATATTATCTGGGTCAAGAGCAAAAAGTTTATTATAAACTTCATCAATCTTTTGTTTAGTTAAAGTTTCTCTTTGGAAACTAGAACCACTAGAAGTACTATAACCAGTTTTTACAGAACGAAGACCTTCAGGAGTACTAGTACCACCATTACCTATACCTTGTTCATCAGAAACACTACGTTGAGAAGTACTGCTAGTAGCACGTTTTACAGGAGCAGCAAGTTGACCAGCAAGTGTAACAAGTCTAGACATATCAACTTTCTTAACTGGGTCCCATCCAGCTTTCCAATCTGTACCTCCAACTATATTACCATTTGCATCACGAATATCTTCATAAGCATATTTATTTTGTGCAAGCCAACGTTCTTTAGTAAGACCACTAATAACTCCACTATTAGCAAGAGACTCAACTTCACCTTTCTTCTTTTCATAAGCTTCATTAGCTCGAATACGACCAATAACTTCAGGAGAAGAAGTAGCACTTCCAGCAAGTTCAGTAGCAACATCTAATGCTCTACTATAATCACCATATTGAGCTGCATCATTAATCTTTTGTTCAATACGTTTAGCATAATCGTATTTCCATTTATCCTCAGCAGCATTAAGTTTTAATTGACCAATAGCATTTGTAATAGCAGACTTTTGTTGAATTGCTTTATCAGAACGCTCATCAATTTTATTTAATGCTTGACTAAGAGCTTCAAGATTTGAACGAACTGGTACACGTTGAGGAACATAACCTCCAATAGTAATACCACTTTGATTGTTTTTATAAGCCATAATATTATTATTTAATTACTAATTACAAAAATAGTAAAACTTCTGATAGTAATAGTACTATCAGAAGTATTTATATAATATTAATTTATACCATATTTTTGTCTTTGTTTAGGAGACAATCTAGACAAATAGAAACGTTTAGTTCTATCATCTTTAGCAGTTCTATAAAGACTAGCTATAATATCAGGAGATAAATCAAAATCCGTTTCCATAAGTCTAGTAGGAGTAGCTTCTTTACTAGAAGCAATCATTGCACGTCTAGCTTGGTCATCTTCGTAAGCAGTTCTACCAGCAGTCCAGAAATTAGTCCAAGCTTGAGACAATCCACTAAGACCAACATTAAGAGCATCACCTTTAGCTTGAATAGCTTCATTCTTAATTCTAGCAATCTCACTTTGACGAGCAAGTTCATTTTGTACATTTTGTGCTGCAACAGTTTGTTGATTCTTAGCATCTTCTGTAAGCATCTTATTCTCTTCATTCTCTTTAGTAGCCCAAAGTTTACTAAGATTAGAAAGAGCATCAAGATTAATAGCACCACTTCTATTAAGAGCAGCTACAGAACTTGAAGTATTATTGAATGTTTGTCCAGTAAGTTTATCTCTATAACGTTTAACCTCTTCTATTTCAGGATTGACATTATAAGTTGTAGGTAATTTACTAGCTTGAATAATAGGAGCTCTATCAGGAAGAGTATACTTACCAGCAGTATTATAATTTACAAGACCTGTACTTAATGCAGCAAGAGTATCAATACCTAATCCTAAATAATCTCCACTACTAAATATAGTACGACTACGATTATGTCTTTGTGGAATATAAGGAACCTCTTCTTTAGGAACTTTAATAAGATTCATTGCATCATTATTTGGTTTCATAAAAGTAGGCTTAATTCTCTTAGCTGTAACTATTACTTCACCATTTCCTAAAACATTACCACCATTATAATCAGAATTATAATCTGGAGCATTATAAATAGAAGTATAACGTTTATTGAAAGGAATATACATACCACCTAGAGCTTTAGGTCTCATACTTTTTACGGGGCGGTTAGAACTACCTAACAAACTCTTCTTTCTAAGACTAGGATATTTACTATATACTTTACTTCTAACATCACTTCTTCCATGAAGACCAGCAAGTCTTAAAGCATCAACAGCATCAGCTTTAGTTGGAATAGGATAACTTCTACCACCACCTGCAAAATCTTTAGATGATACCGAAGGATAAGGACGTTTAGAAGAACCTCTATCTTTAGAAGTTAAATCACCACCTAATTTATGTTTAATTCTTTTAGGAGTATAAGTTTCTGTAATTATTGGAATTAAAGAAGCACCACCCTTTATAGGTCCAAAATCTTTACCATAACCAGTTCTATCTTTAGTAACTACACTATCTCTCCAAGAACCTACAGCTCTGTTATTAATTTCTCTAATAGGATTATTTTCTTTAAGAGTATTATATCTCTTATTACCGAAAATAAAAGTTTTAGCATTATGTTCTACAGCATCATCGTAAGCATCATTAAAGTTATCGAAACCCTTATTAGATTTATAATCATTAGTCCAAGTACCACCTGCACCAGCACCTCTAAAAGTACCACCTTTGAACTTACCTTTTTGTTTATTATAGTTACTATTAGGATTTAATTTTTGATATGCAGTAGCTAATGCAGCAATATTATCAATAGGACTTCTATTACTTCTAATAAAATTCCAAATACTTTTTATATCTCCACCAAATCCATATTTAGCACTACCATCATCTTTAAGACCATTTCTTTTCTTAAAATCTTGTTGTTGATTAAATACAGAATCTTTATTATAACCTCTAAGAATAGCTTGAGCAGGACTCATACCATTACCAAGAATAGGTTGAGCACTAAAGATTCTTAGAGCACCATTCTTCTTTTGAGCAACTTCACCGCCTTCAGCTTCAACTTCATTACCACCAACATTAATACCAATACCTGTTTGACCAGTCTCATTCACATCTTCATGAGAACCGCCCCGTAGAAGGTATGTGTTGTTGGATATCTTAGTAGCATTTCCACCATCAGTAATATAAATACCTTTAGCTCCAAGAGTTTTACCAAGCCTAGCAGCAGTTCTAAATTGTCTAAGATAATCTTCTTGATAATCTCGACTATTATTAAGAACAGAAGTCATATTAGCAGCTTCTTGAGTAGCATCTTGCCAATCTCTAATGCTTTGTTGTCTACGCATTTCTCTCTTCTGAGCACTATTACCAAATAAAGAACCTGCTATACTAGTAGCAGCACCAATAGCTGTACCAATCCAACATTTCTTTCTACCACCTAATCTCATAGTAGGAGTTTTAGTTGGGTCACTAGGAATAGTAGTATTATTATTAACAATACCATTAGTAACAGTCTTATTATTGTCTATAGACTCATCTGCTATAGAACCTGCCGTATTAAAAGCAGGAGCTATAACAGAAGTAAAAAGACTACCGAAGTCAGCTTTAGGTCTACCACCACAACGAAGACTTCTTCTTTTAATTTTTCCAGTCATAATTTAATACTTTGAATAATTAATATTTAAATCCTCAAATCTAAAAGGAACATTATCTATATTTCTAAAGATAAATCTAATAACGAAATAACGACCATAAATTAGATTACGTTCATCACTTGGATTATTAAGCATAGTTTGAATCTTAGTTTCTTGTGTAGGAGTAAGATTATTAATATCCAAGTTATAACGTTTACATATCTCTTCTTTAGTAAGTTTATTACTAATATAATTCCTTATATAATTAAAGTTCCAAATACCTTTATCATAATAAGGAACTTTGTAATCTGGAGTTCTATCTCTAGTTACAGTATCATCATTAATCATTTTATGTCCTGAAATATCTAAGTCACCTGTATCATTGCTATCAGTATAAATACGAAGTTTATCACCACTATAATGTTCTATATCACCATAAGTTCCATTGCCCATAAGTGGTTCAGCCATTCTAGTAACTTGATTACTAAAGTAAGCATACTCTTTATTAAGTATATAACTAATAGAATTAATACATTTAGGAATATTGTAATTTTCATTTACAATAACATCAAATATAGCAGGATTAACAGTTCTAGTTTCTTCAGTACCATCTTCATGTTGTATAGTAATATTTGTACTCATAGCTGGAAAACCATAAGCATGGTCATCAAGTCCAGCGTAATCTCCAGTTTTACCATAGAATCCTAAAGGAGTATTTTTATGGAAACAATAAAGGAAAGAACTAGTTGTTACAGCATAATAAAAATAACAATGATTTTTAGTATTTACACCTAAGCTAAATTTATAGTCATGAAGACTAATAAACTTCTTACTAATCATATTAAATGATAAAGTAATATAAGCAGGCTGATTATGTTCTCTATCTCCGACATCTTCACTATAGTAAGCAAGACACATAATTACACGAGCATTAGAAAAATCTGTAACCATGTGAGCATCAGCTATTTGAACATTATTCATCCAATTAAGAATATCACTAGTTAAATCAGTAAGATGATTATTATCGAAATTATATATTCGTTTATTATCTGCATCTACAAACCAATAACCATTACTATTAACAGTCCAGGCTTGAGGATGTTGAAGTCCACCATAACCATGATTACTAGTAAATAGTTCAATAGGTTCTACTTCAAATAAATCTGGCATTTTTAATTGCGCTATATCGCTCGATGTCTTGAGGAGGTTATCTCTATTAAGGTAAAACAAAGAATGCTCCGTGTGGACGAAAAATGCAGTGCCTACACCAACGATATTTGTAATGTTGCCTTTGTTCTTGGAAAGCACTTTATAGTTGTTTGCTCTAAAGTGTCTCCACGAGTTAGCAAGACTTTCATCACCAATTACATCACTACGACGAATAGTAGCACGTTTATAAGAATCATAATTAAGATTATCTTTATAATTAGTATAAAGTTTATAATTACTTTCTATATACGTATCTTTTAATTCTATAAGGTCTGTAGCATTCAACGGCTTAACAATAATATTAGCACTGCGTTGATGAGTACCAGTACCACCTTCTTCACTACCTAAAACACCTACTAAATACTCAGGTTCTTTCTTTATTGAAATAGCATTTGTATTAACTCTGCTAAACTTACTATAATTGACAATTCTAGCATAAGCTTTAGTAAATGATGTCCAATCTTTAGCAATAGCATTTTTTTCAGATATATCATATACTTTACCAGTATCAGATATATATATCTTACGGTCATATACTAAAGTTTTATCATTAACATAAAAAGCAGGATAATTAAAATCGTAATCATTAACATAATTATTAGGGAACTTAGTATCGTCTTTAACATCAGCATAACTATAAGTTTCAATGTCTGAACGTTTAAAACATATAGGACCAAAACTAATAAGTTGTTTATCTTTCTTACAATATATGTTACGATTGAATATCATAACATTTCCTACTTCTCCTATTTCAGGAGTAACTTTACCGTCACCATTTTTAAGAGAAAGAACTATACCACCATCAGAACCAGCAGTATTTACAGTATTAGTTAAATCATCATCATCTACTGCATTACTAGCTACAATACCAGCATTATTTATATAAGCAGGATTTGTAGTAGGAAGTTCAAAACCATTATCAGTTATTTTATATTCAGGAATATAAATAGAACCATTATAGTTAATCTTACCTGTTTCTACTTCACTAGCTTTAAACAATGCACCATTGTTTGTTTTCTTAATACAATAAGCTTGATAACTATTTGTAGTTTCTGGCTTTTCATAACTAAAGAAGAAACCTACATAACCATCAGGTATTTTTATATTAGTAAAACCAACTTTAATTCTATAAAGTACATTATCGTTAGTATTATTAAAATTATGAGTAGAACCAGTTTTAAATAAAAGGTCTCCATTGTAATTTTTATAATAACCAAAACTAGTACCTCTTAGAGTATTTGAATCGCTAGGTGAAACAGCAGTACTAACAACTTCGTAAGCATATTTATCTTTAAGAGCATCAATAGAAAGCAAACTAGTAAAATCTCTATCATTACCAGAAGAACTACTACTAGTTCTTTCTCTTAGTGAAGTTAATTTACTTAATTGAACATCTACACTATCGCTACCTGTCATTACTACAGAATTAATAATAGCATCAGGACGAACATCATTCTTTAATTGATAACCGTTAGTATAACTACCGTCTTTACGAACATAATGAATGAAGAAGTTATATACACTATTAGGCATTAAAGTTCTAATAGCATTATCTACCATAATAGTATTTGAATAAGTTCTAGTATTTGTACTTTTACTCATTCTAAATCTATTAGGACGATATGAACATACAGCAGCATAACCATGAAAAAGAGCACCTGTAAGTTTAAGACCAGTATGTTTATGACTTGTTCCACCACCTAGACCTAAATTAGCATATAGTCTATTAGAATAACCTTTAACTGGAACAGTAATAATATCAAACGTTGGATTGTCTCCACCATAAATACCAAAAGCTACATTGGTACATGGAAATATATGTTTACCACCATAACCACCAAAAGCACAGTTATCAAAATCAGCAATATTCTCACTTCCAGTTGTTACCCAACATACATATCTTTTAAGTTCATTATAGTCTCTAGCATTAATTACAGTATGATAAGTTGTACGTTGACCATTAACATTTACAATAACATCTTTAGAAGGTTTTTTAATCTCAACAATGGCAGCACTTATACCACCAGTTGACCAACTAAATGTATAAGTCTCATAATTTACAGTATTAATATTAAGTGAAACTAAATTAGAACAAGGTTCATAAATCATGTTTGCTCTAATACCTTCAGCATATTTTGTAAGGTCTACATTATAATCACTCTCATCATAGTTTGCAATATAAAGACGATTCTCATAATTACAAAGAGAAGCAACATTGAATAAATTAAAACTATTAGCAGTTAATTCATCTATTGTTGTTTCTTCAAAATTACCAGCATCAAAAATGAAGTCACGAACATCAGTATTAAACTTACGCCAAATACGAGCTAGAGCAGTTTCTTCATGTTTAAGTATATAACCTATTTGATAAGCTTTATAATTATAAGTATCATCAAACCTTATACGAAACTTAAAATTATAGTTACAATCTTTATTATTATTATTGTATGCAGCTACACAACGAGTTAAAGCTAAATTAGAATCACCAGTAACATTATATACGTGATTAATTACAGTTTTATTCTCTATATTAAGAGCATGATAAGAACCACCTAAAGGCATCCAATTAGTATAATAATCTTTATCTATTTCATAACGAATAAATAATTGATATATACCATTAGGCATACTATTACCAGGAACTCTTTCTTCAAGACTTACATTAGCTATTGGAATATTAGCACAAACTGAATATACTTCAGGATTATCACTAGCATTAGCTCTATCTAGATTTATAGTCTTTAAAGGAATATATTCTTTAGTTATCTTTTGAGCGTTTACTTTATTATCATTATCGTCTTCATCGCCAGGATTAACAACATCGTCATCTCTACCAGCAACTTCTTCAACTTTAACAATATCGTATTCACCAATAGCTATAATAAGTTCACCATTTACATTATAAGTATAAGTACCTACAATTTTACCGCCGCTATAAGTCCAAGCATTACCTACTTCATTTAAGTCTAGAAGACCAGTAACTTCATTTTCTACACAACGGTAAATATGAGAACTATGTTCACCGGTATCAGCTTCAAGGTAACTAAGTATTACAATCTCTTTTATACAAGGAATTATACCTACTATTTTACCTTCAACTGGAGTACTAAAAGCATAAGTTAATCCTTCTTCATTCGTAATATACGAATTATCAGGACTAGCTTTAATGTTCTTAGCAAACACCAAACTTCCATTAGGAATAACGTTTGGAGTTTTATTCAAATTAAGTTCTTTTACTATATTCATAATTATTATCTTCTTGGGTCAAATGTTGAGTTGTAGAAGAAGTTTCTCCAACCATCAGCATTATATAAATCATTACGAACAGAAGCAATAGCTTTACTCTTTAATTCTTTCCATTGAATATAAGGATTAGTAACAGGACTATTACTCTTTAAATCATAAACTGGATGATGACTACCGCGACTAAGATATTTATATAGAATATAAAAACTTATAGCTTCTAATAGAATACCATTATCATAAACCATTGGAACTTCACAATCATAATAATCATCATAATAAGTCATAGGTTCAAAACTTTGAACATTTATCCAATCAGTATCAAAGTTAAGTTCGATATGACCATTATTAGTTATTACAAAATTACGACTATCATCAGCTCTTCTAATAGTTGCAACCTTCATAAAATTACGACCAGTTTTATTGGTATCATCTATAACAGCAATTTCAGGACTAGGTTCTACATTAGTTTTAGAACCAAATCCTGAATTACAACAACTATTATTAGATTCAAGTTGTTTTATTTCACAACCATAATCGTCAAATACTTTAATATCAGTAGTATTTAACTGACAAGGAAATATACCTATACGATTAATTATTTGAAGTCTTCTAGTTTTCTTATCCATAGGAAGACATTTCATTTGACTAAGTGCATCAATTATCCAAGCAGCAGCACGAGGAATCCAATCACTTTCACTAAGATTAAAGTCGTTATCAACTTTACCAATGATGCGCTTCAAATCCACATTTCGTTTGATTTTCATTTCTAACAAATTTAGTATACATTAATTTATCTACTTGTAAACACAGAGTTAGTTTAATCTTTAGAGATATAGGTAAATGACATATCTTTTCTTTGTCGCCACCAGTAAGTTTAATTAAACCTTCATTAGTATATTGCCTGACTTTTACAGAACGATAATCAATCATGCTTAGTTTATAACCATAAGCTCTATGAAGAGTACAATTACAAAGAGCAAGTTCATACCAACTTTCATCAGCTTTATAAATCCTAGGGTCAACTGCATTATATTCTAAACCATTAGCTTTAGCAAATTCAGCTTCTTCTCTATTCCAAATTCTAATACCTTTAGCTTCAAGTTCTTTCTTGTATTTATTAGTTGCAACAAAGTCACAAATCTTACAACCAGTATTAAGAACTCTATTAATGCAAACATAACCTAGTTTACCTTCAAGACGATAACCATGACCTTTAAGAATAAGGACATCATGTACTTTATTATAAAATATACCAATTATATTTCTATATTCAGCATAGTTTAGAGCAATACATTTCTCATAAAGTTTAATCTTTTGTTCTAACTCACTCATCTTTCGTAAATCAACAGCATAAGCAACAAGTCTAAAACATAGATGTTTATGTTCAAGGTCATTACGTTTATCTTCATACATACCTTTTGCAGCATTTTCAAGACGACCATTTATATACTTGTTCTGTTGAAACTCTGGATAGTCAATTACAGGAAGAGCAAAACTATCAACATAAGGAACAATCTTAGAACGTTTTTCAACTATATTGCCAGCTAGTTCATCATAAGAAAGTCTAGCTCTTTCAAGTTCTAGAGTAAAAGCATCTTTCATATCTTGATGATATTTACTCATATTTATTGGATTAAGTTTTACAGCAGTCATACACTAATTATATTTTATAGTATTAGGAACTTCATCTGTTTCTTGATGTTGATTTAATAGTTCCCTTTTATATATTATTTCTTTTATTTGACCAATCATATCTTCACTAAGTAACCACTCGTTGTCATCATAAAGATGATTCTCAACAGTAAGGTCTTCATTAATATCTAGAATTTGATTAGGATGTTCAAAAGCTGATTCTATAACAATAGCATCTACTGGAACAATTCTATCTTTACTAGCTGGAAATAAATAAAGATATTCATTAATATAGTCATAACTAATAGCACCACAAAGTCCAGGAACACTTCCTTTAAATCTAGCAGTAGTTTCTTTAATATAAGGAAACTCTCTATTAGTTTTATATCCTACAGAACTAACTCTATCAAAAGGAAGATTATTAGTAAGTCTAATAGGTCTTGGAACTTTATCTAGAGTTCTTTTAATTTTATCAAGTGGAACTCCTTCATAATCTTTAGGTAGTTCTACATCACTATCATTAACTGTAATAAGTGAAACTTTAAAACGTTGAGTATGAATTTTATCAACGTAAGCATGATTTTCATAACTTCTACGTATAAGTTCATTACGAGTATGAATTATAGCATTACGAACTCTTTCACGTAGAGTATGATTATTAGGCTGACCTACACCATGTAAAATTTCACTAGTAAGCTGAGTAATAGAAGCCATATCAGTAGTAGTTAAATTATTAATATGAAAGCCGCCCCGTAAAAGGTATGATTAGTAGAAGTTCTACCAATTACATCTTCTACGGGGCGGGTTTAATGTTTTACTTATTTTCTTTATCATCTGCTTTAGTAGCATCTTCAAATAAGAAATCAATAAGTTCAATAACACCAATATTAAAATCAGTACCAATAATAGCTTTAATTAAATCATCCTCATTAATAGTAGTATGTTCTACTTCTACTTCTTTATTATCAAGGTCTTTAATAAAAGCATTAAGTTTATTTTGAGCATTAGAATAATACTCAGTTACTTTAGCACGATTTTCATTATCAGTGCGAGTAAAAGTATATTTACCAGCAGCTTCATCAGTTTCTTTCTTTTGAAGTTCAGCAAGAAGTTTAGACATCTCTTTATCATTATCACCTTTAAGAGACTCTTTAGAATCTTTAATAGCTTCTTCATAAGAAGTTGCAATAGGCTTTAATACTTTTACATTCTTCCAAATAGCAATAGCTACTTCAGCAGGAAGTTCTTTAGTCTTAATTTGCTTGAGTACATTATATGCACTAACAGCATTACTTTGTTTTACTTTAATCATAATAACTTTATTATTTTGATGTTTAATTTGTAGTGCAAATATATTAATAATATATTATTATATAACTACGTTATATATATAATAATATATTTTAATATATTTGCAAAGTAATCACTTAGATTTCATTAGCATTTGCAGTATTTACAAGAGAAGGATTTTTCTCTAGTTCTTTAATGAAATCATTAACAGCAGTACTAACAAAAGCAACATTACCATTCTCAATACTATTATAATTAATATTAAGATTATTACTTCCGTAATAACTAAAACTAGCTAGTTGATTACCAGTACTATTGTTTACACTACCACTATCTACACCTTCGATAGCGTCATTGTTACGAACTCGAACATTAGCGTTAATACTAAGTTCATTTACAGTAGCTTCTACATTAGAAGTCATACTTACAATTTTTGTTACTGTAATTTTCATAATTGCATTATTAAATAGTTATACTTATTTGATAAATAGATTTAATATCATTTCTAGTACATTTGTTATATTAAGAATATCTGCATTTTAACGCATAATGTAAATACCTCCTGGAGGAACTTGTTTCCATCCACCATCTATATTAATTTCAAAAGATAATTGACACATTTGTCCATAATAACCTCCTTCATAAACATTATCAAATCTCATATATACTTCAACATAGTCTGTTCTATCACCTTCAGGAATAGTTACAGAACCTGTACCTTGACCAGAGCTATTAGATACGTAACCTCTTCCGTATGTTATCTTATTATCACCATAAGCAGCAACACTTCTAAATATATCATCAGTAATTGTAAATGTAGCATCAGGAAGTTTATATATTCTAGCTTTACAAATACAACTACCACCAAATAATTCTCTCAATGATGAGAAATCAACAAAACCACTAGAACCACTTTTAATACTTTCCATATAAATTTGTCTAGGATAATAATTAAAAATAATATCACCTGTAGGAGCTATAAAAATTATTTTTGTATTATCATATAAAGATGAATTACGAGTATTTGCTAAAAAAGGTACAATAGTAACTTTTTTAGCATTACTTATATCAAAAGTTATTTCTTTACTAGCGTATATATAATCTGTTGGTTTTTTACAATTACCGACATAATAAATTTTATAAATCTTATCATTAACATTATATGGTGAATCGTAACAAATTTGAACCCAAAAAGACCAAGCTAAAGATAAATCAGTTATTATATCATCCATAGTAATACTTGTATTATCATCAACATCTGTTTTCTTATATAAAATACAATTAAATTTAGGAGTTGAAGAATAATAACGTTCAACATACGTTAATGCAGGAATAGAAGTTCGGAATTCATTAACTTCTGCTTTACTGTCATAGTTTCTAAAATCACTTAATCTATAAGGAGAATTAGCACCACCTTTTGGAAAATGTTTTCCTGAAGCATTTACATAATGTGAATCAGTACTTGCATCTTTATCAATACCGTTATGTCCATATACATTATCATAATAAAAATATTCACATGCTTTAATTGCAAAACCTTCTCCTCCATAATTATTACGTAAATTCTTATAAGTATCCATAGGTATATTCATACCACAACGAACAACACAAGTATATTTACTAAACGAAGATGTTACTATTTCCTCAGAGTCTTCTCTAATAGGATATTCTTTAAAATCACCTTTACAACTAATAGGTTTATACTTACTCCATATATTTATATTATCACTCTTACAAAGAGTAGCAAGGTCGTTGCTACTCTCTCCAAGAGCTTGTTTAACATCATCAATGCTAACAGGAGCACTAATAATTCCGCTTTTACTATTGTAAGGCATAAGCTTTATTTTTTAAATATTCAACTTCACTTTCTAATTCTCTAACTCTAGCTTTAAGTTTATCAACTTCATCATCTATTTCAGTTAAAGCACCAAAAGCAAGACTAATAAGTTTAGGATTCCAATAGTTAATCTTTAGATAACCATTATCATCTTTAGCAACTATATCTTTAAGTAATGGATTATTTACATTTTGAGCAATAAAACCAATACTATGTTTATGGTTACGAATATAATCAAATTCATAAGTACCACCAATACTTTTAATAACCTTTAAACAATTAAGTTTATTAATGTTAGTTTTAAGACGAATATCAGAAGATTGATAAGCTGTTACTCCACCTTTAGCAAGAATACTATTAGGGAAGTAAGTATTCATATTATAATCATAATTATATATATGACCAGTAGTACTAATATTATATCTTTCAGACGAATTATTATATTTTGTTAAAGCCAAAGCTCTAATTCTACTAATAATACCATTTCTTAATGCATTATGACTACTAAGATGACTAAATACTAATCTTATATAACGACAATCATTATTACCAGCATTTACATTTAAAGGACCAATACAAATATCACATCTATGAGACCAACCAGTAAGTACTTTAGAAACAACTTCTGTGTAAACGCCACTACTATTTCCAAGATATACTTGACATTTAATGTTAACTCCATTGTCTACATCAACACTTATCCAAACAAGTTCTTGATAAACTTCAGAAGGTATTTTAATAGTAACTCTAAGTTGATTTTTCTTTATTTGAGTAAGTTTATCAGCATCGCTACTACCACTCATAACATTATTACCTAAATAGAAATTTTCTGTATTAGAATTATCATTTATAAGATTAAATAAATAATTAGGATTATCAGTATATGTAGTCCAAGAACTTCCTCCATTTGTTGAATATTCTAAGCTTATATTATTATGTACTATACCATTAAACATATTAGTAACATTAGCTCCAATACTACCATCCCAATTTTGTAATGACGTACCATATGAGTTTACATTAGCAGTAGTAAACATTATGCCTCTAGCAGTAAGTATATTGTTAATGTCAACTTTGCCGTTAAAATTGCTAGTACCATTAACATAAAAATTATAACCACAACCGCTAGAAGAATATGGTCTATTAATCATAACTTGATTATGTTCAATAGTAAGAGCAGGAGTCATACTTGTATATCTATCAGCACTAATATTACTATAACTTTCACCATTTGTAAGCATAATAGCAGTAGCTGGATTTTGAGCAGCAATAACTAAAGCTTCATTTCCTGAAGTTTCATGAGCAAACCAACTTGACCATGTAGCATTTAATGGACCACGTATAGTTAATCCTATTTTATTTGATTCACCTATAATAGTATCTGAAGCATAAATATTACCTGCAACATGTAGTTTATAAGAAGGGTCTACTCCAATACCTACATTATGATTTGATAATATATTTATAGCATCTAGTTGACTACTATTATATTCTCCAGCATATAAAACAAGTTTATATTTAGATACAATATGAAACCATTTACTTACTGTAGATATAATATGAGGGTCATCTGAACCACTATTAGTTATAGTTAATGTTCCATCAACATTACCAGTACCATCAAAACTTTGACCCCAAATAGTTCTAGGAGTTTGAAGTTTAGTAGCAGAATCTGCATTTCCAGCACTACTAGCATAGGCTACTCTTAATGAACTTACAGTTCTATGACTACCTCCTCCTAAAAGGACATAAGAATCATTAGAACCATTTTTTACAAACCCAGAGGCTACAATTAAAGCATATTTCTTAGCACCATCTCCAAAATGATAACCTTTAACTGTAGCAGTTTTATTCCTGTCATTTATAGGCAAATAGTTAAACCATATGTCTTTCTTAAATCCAGCATTAACCATATTAAACTCATTTCCTCCTATCATTTTATCAGTAATAGAAGTCCAACTATGGGTATGTGATGATGGTGTATAAGATGAAGGTTTCCCAGTTACATTATCCCAAGCTATAGAACCAGCTGAGTCAGCATATCCTGCTGAAATTTTTTCCCAATCAGTAGATACCCAAGAACCATTATAGTATCTTAATACTCTAAGATAATTATCGTTATAATTAAGTTGAAGCATATGTCCATATGCTCCAGACGATTTGCCAGCAATAATAGTTTTTTCTTCTCCCGGAACATTACATACTATAGCACCTGATGCAGAAGGCATCGTATTAATAAACCAACTTTTTGCTGAGTATGCTGGAGCATCACTAGCCATAGGAGAGAGATAAAATTTAACTAGATCAGAAGCATGATATCCATCCAATTGATCAGCATTGCCTGCACCATTAGCATAATTAACACTAATGTTCGATATGCTTTTAGTAGTTCCACCAACTGTTATACTAATACCATTATTAGAATTAGATAGAGCAGTAAGAAGTCCACTTGCATGGTAACCATCTACAGTGTCAGAATTACCTGCGCTGCTAGCATATCCATTATGCAAAGCATTATATAAACTATTTGCGCCTTTTTGACTAAGACTTGTATCAGTAGAAGTTCCACTATAACTATCAGTAATTCCTCTCCAAGTATTTTGCCAAGTAGTAGAAACACCATTGATAGTAATAGTTTGACCACTTACAGAACCAGTAACAAAGTTTTTATCATTAGTAAGTTGACTAAGTTTAGTAAGATTACCTGTATGATAAACTTTATCTTCACCATTACATTTTCCAGTAGTTCTAACTACATTGTTGCTAAAATATAACTCTCCATTTACTGCACGAATACCATCATAGTTACCGTTACTTCTACAAAATAGAATAGCTTCTGTAACCTCTTCAGATACATCATTAGTATAAATGCTATTAACTCCAATAATATCGGAATTTCTCATATTTATACCCCATTGACCATCAGTATAATATCTATCATTAGCCATAGTAAGAACACTAACATCTTGATGACTAGTAAGATAACCTTGACTTTTAACCCAAGATTGCGTAGCATACCCATTAAGAGATTGATGACTAGTAAGATAAGTTCCTAAATCTACAGTAATTCCACCAGTAGCTGCAATAGTTTTAGTAACACCGTTAATCTTAACACTATGTGTATGACTAGTAGAAGACTTACCATTAGCAATATTATCAACTTGACCTTTAGTATAATAATTAGCTAAACTTTGATGACTAGTCAAGAATGTAGTCCCTTTGGTAAAAGTAATACTAGTTCCGTTTTTACTAACACTAGTAATAGCATTACCTGTTCCAGTTACAGTTATACTAGTAGCACCATTATTTTCAATATTAGATATTCTACTATGAAGTTTATAAATAGAACTAGCACTAGCTATTTTACTTCCTTCATTTTGAGGGTCAGAAGCAATAGCAGTACTATAAGGAACTATAGTTCCATTTAGTCCACCTCCACCAGAACCAGCAACACTTCCTACACCATAAGCAGATACTCCACCGCTAGCATATAAATTTGCAACTTCATCTGTTGTAGTATTTGTAATTTTCAACGCTTTATTAATTGCATCATACTCTAATTTAATATTTCCAATAGAAATATATTTATCACTAGGTAAAACTATACTACCATTAACATCTGCTGTTCCATTAAAAGCATTACCCCAAAGATTACGAGCAGTTGTAAGTTGTAAAGCCTTTTTAGCAGAACCGCTTGTAAAGTAACCTTGTAGAGTAGTAATACTTGTTTTATTAGCAAATATATTAGAAGCATTAGTTCCTTCAGCCTTTTTAGCTCTTGATACTTCATTTGAAATAGAAGTATTAATACCATCTATAATTCCACTTAATGTATCTGTTTGTGCAATATTAGCAAGAAAGTTTACTACCTCATTCCACTTATTTATAATACCGTCAGCAGTTTCTTCATCAGTAGTTATTAAAGAATACCATCTATAAGCACTATCCCAATTTGTTACTTTAGTAGATGTAATTCCATCTAATACAGTTTTATTACTATGACTATGTTTTACTGATACAGCACTATCCCAAGAACTTTGTTTAGTTGTTGTTGGGATAGAATATCCAGAAGCAAAAGTAACAGCAAACGTACCACTAGTTGTAATAGTATTTATTGCACAAGTTAAACCTGTAGGAAGTGTAAGTCCTACAGATGTTACAGTACCTTTATTTGTAGTATAACCTTTTGCGTCTATTTCAGCTCTAGTATAATAATCAGCTAAAGATTGATGAGTAGTTAAATAACCTGCATCATTAGTAAGCTGACTTACCTTTGTAATTCTATCTGTAATATCTATCCATTTATGATTATGAGCACTAGGTGTAAAAGTTGTTGGTTTGTCAGTAATGTTATTCCAAGAAAGATTAAGACCATCAAGCTCTGTAGCAATATTATCAATTCTATTACTTAAAGCTTTTACAGAATAAGCATTTGGAATACTTGTTAAATCTGTATCAGTATAAGCTCCTTTTAGAATCTTAGAATAACTGATTACAGTAGCATTTAATCCACCTCCACCCCCCGTAGAAGGTGTGTATGTTCCGTAAGCACTAACACCACCTTGTACTCCAAGATGAGCTGTTTTATTACTACTAGCACTAACTATTTCAAGTATATTAGGGTCTCCACTCTTTGTTCTAAGAATTATATTACCAATTTGAAAAGAACCACCAGTATTACTATCTCCAATAAATAAACCAGTAGGAAGATTATTACCACCTTCAACACCACCTAAAGGTAGAACACTAAGTCTACTAAAGGTTTTCATTGGAGTAACATAATCTATATTATTAAAATCTGTAGTATCTTGATTAGCAGTATGTAAATAGAACAATCTAATATAGTAGACCATTGTTACCATACTAGTACCTTGAAGAATAAAACTATTAAAGTTTCCACTAAGTACACCATTAACATTCCAATGAATATTTCCTCCAGCTAAATAACCAGTACCATCATGTCGAAGAAGACTCATAGCATAATCAGTACCAGGAACTTTAGTTTCAAGTTCTTCACTAGTAAAAGTATCACGATCTACCATAGGACCACCATACCAAGCAGCTATAGAAGTTTTATCTCCTTTTACAATACCATTCATACCAGCTGTAACTTTTTTATCAACATCTTTAAGTTGAATTGCGCTAGTAAGAACTAAACCTCCATTAATTTCTGTTGTTTGATTAAGAGCATCTTTAAGATATTCGTATGAAGTAATATCAGTACCCATACCACTAAGTATATCAGCTTGACAAATAGCAAGATATTGTTTAACTGTTTTAATCTTCTCTTGAAGGTTTCTATATTTAGTATTAGCTTCTCCTATATTAACTTTAGTTATTTCAGTATTAGCGGCTATAAGTGTATTAATAAGGTTCTTATATTCAGTCCAAGCTGTTTTCATAACAGTATTGGCTTCTTCCAACTTACCTTTATTAGTATTATCGTTAGTAAGATATTTAGATGTAATAATATTATTAACTTGGTCTATAACAGCAGCAACTTCATTACTAGCTTGATTTAACAAGTCAGTAAGTCTAGCTTTCTCAGAAGAATCAAGTACTCCATCTTCGATAAACTCATTAAACTTATTATTAATACCAGGAATTGTTATATTATTAATAGTATTAATCTTCTCGTTTACTACATCAATAGCGTTATTTAATTCAGTTGGACCAACGTAACGAACTTTCTTTTTCCAATTAGTTTCATCAAAGTTTGTATTCTTAGAAATAGCAGTAAGCATATCTCCTTTATAATACTTAACGCCATTAATAGTAGCATCTTCAGGAAGAATCCAAAGGTCACGTTCTTTATAACCTTTACTTATAACGCCAGTTCCAGCTTTAGCATCAGCATAAGAATCTACAAATATAGAAGATTTACCATCTATAGTATCGAATACATCTTTAGGAATATCCATTTGTTCCCAAGCACTACCATTCCAATAATTAGTAGTACTATTACTAGTATTATACCAAATGTCACCTTCGTGAGAAGCTTTATCTGTCCAATCAGTACTAGGGTCATCTACTTGATACCAAGTTTCAGCTTTACCATCAAGCTGACCTTTAATACCAGTAAGTTCTTCATTTATAGCATTCTTAAAATCATTTAAAGCTTTATCGTCAGATTTAATCCAATCAGTTCCATTATAAACCCAAGTTTCAGTTTTATCTCCAACTCGTTTAATCCATAAATCGCCTTTATCAAAAGGTTCAGTTGGAGTAGTATCAGAATAAAATATACGACGTTTGCTATCAGCTAAGTCTCCAGCAGCTCCAGCTTTATCATCTGCGGCTTTAGCAGCTTTCATAGCTTTATCAAAGTCTGCATCTTTTATTTGTATCCAAGTAGTACCAGTCCAACGATAAGAATGATTGTTTTTAATATCATAAAATATATCACCAATATGTTCTGAACTAAGTTCATCAGTATTCCAAGTATTAGCAGGAGCATTATCTACAGTAGGTTCATAGTCATAATACCAAACAACAATACTTTGGTCTTTTTGTTGCTTAACTTCATCAACAAGATTACTAAACTTAGTTTCGTATTCATTAGTCCACTTTTGAATAGTAGCAATAGCTTCAGAATAACGAGAAGCTAAAACCCAATCATTAGCATTGAAAGAAGTTTTATTATCTGCAACAGCTCTAGCTATATCATTATTGAACTTTCCGTCAAGAGTAGCATTAACCCACATATCACCAACTTGATAATTAGTAGGTTTAGTCTCACCATAGAAGACTTTCATTTTACCATCAGCTGTAATTTGAGCTCTATTAGCAGCATCAAGTGCAGAAACAATATCGTTATCCTTAATACGATTCCAACGATAAGGATTAACATCATCATTGTATTTTGTAAAACGATAAGCATAACCGGTAGTTTGGTCATAATACAAATCGCCTATATGTATTTTCTTTAATTCACTAGTATTCCAATCTACAGCAGGAAGATTATCAAGAGTAGGTACACCTTCATAAAACCAAGTTTCAATAGCACCATCAGTTTGCTTTTGAAGGTCTTTAATTACTTGGGAATTATTAATAAGATTATTTACAGTTTCTTCATCAACTCCACCATTTTCTTTAATATATTGGTCAAGGTCTTTATCTCCAATACTAGAACCTATTTCAAGATTAGCTTTAATATTAATCTTACCGTTCTTATATTTAATATAAGTTTTAGGATTCTCACCTTTATCTCCAATATACATATCACCATATACATTGAAGAAAGCTTTACCATTATAAACACCAAATTCTACATACTCTTTATTAAGTAAAGTATAATAATTTACTCCAGCATAAAGAGTAATACTAGGAGCATAATTATCAACAGCATTAAGAACTAAAGCTGTTTGACGTTGAGTATCATTTAATCTATGTCCTAATTGATTAAGAACATCTCCTGGAGCAGGAGCATCAGAACCAGAGTCAAAATCAATTTGACTTAAATCAACATAATGATATTTCTTACCATCAATATCTACAGTATCAGAACTAACATTAACTACAAGTCTCCAAAGATAACTATTTTCTACTTTATGATAAGTACCTTTCTTAACGTTGAAAGTTTTAGCTTGAGCTTGGTCACCAACTTTCCATTTATTATCTATTTCTTCACCATCTTGTTCACCAAGAAAATAACAACGATAAACTTCTTGATTAAGAGTTTCATTTACAAGATTGCCTTCTGTATCTTCTACTTGAGAAATACTCCAAACATCAGTGTTCTCGTCATGCTTAAATACTGGAGCATCTATCCTAATTCTATCTACATAAGCAACTTTAATACTACCAGCAGGAGAAATAACTAACTTACCACCAATAGTATCAACATTAAGTATTTGAAGAGTTTCAAATATAGCTTTAAGACGAACATAAAGATAATCTGTAGTAAGATGTGTTTTACCCATTTGGTCTACAGACCAATTACCTCCTGTATAAGCAGTAGGTTTACCAATAGTTAATCCATTAAGAAAATCATATATTCCATTAATAACTTCATCATTTAATTTCTTAGGATAAAGAGAATCACTCTTTAATGCAGAATAAACATTAGTATTACTAGGAACTTTATTACTAGTAGTAGTTATAATATCAACACCTTTACTATAACCACCACCAATAACACCATTATCAAGACGAGAAATAATATCTTGATTAAGTTGAGCTTGAGAAAGTTTATATGCGTAATCCCACCAATTAGTTGTAGATTCAAATAGTCCATCGTTAACAATCTTATAAATCTCACCAATTGTAGGTTTACGAGTACCATCAATCTCTTGAATAGTTGCAGAAGCACTAATAGTTTCCTGGATTTCATTAATATCAGGAGTTACTGTAGTAGCTTTAACTACAACTTCTGTAGACTCTTGAGAAGGACTATTTGCGTCTATCTCATTAATAGCAGGAATTTTACTCATATTATTATTAATTATATTAGTAAAAGGAGGAGAACTTTCATGTCAAAATACTTTAGTAACTTAAACTTCAATCAGATTAATAATTTAGTTATATATGCCTCCTCCTTTATTTGTATTTTAGCTTATCAAACTTTGATATGAACATTGCCATATACCCACTTTATTTAGCTTCTAAGCATACTTGATATACGTCCGTTATTAGTTAATCATAAACTAGCTGAAAGTCGCTTAGAACGTAAATTTCAAAGAAATAAAAATCTTAAATAACATTTTAACGTCTGCATTATACGTAAAACCCCCAAGACTAATCTCTAGCCTTGAGGGTCACGGACACACATCTAGCATCGCAAGAAGCAAGGGTATTTATAGTTGAATAATACCAGCAGCTCTAAGTTGATTAAGTAGAGTGTTGACAACGCCAGCAAGACTTGCAGCAGTTGCAGTTTCAGTATCAACATTTACTATGTTTGTAATAGCTTTAACTCCACCAAGAGTTGTCTTAGTAGCAGTTGGTAATGTGTAATTTTGCAAATTAGCTAATTTATTCTTTTCTGCTGTAGTATAATCATTACTAGATAATTGTTTACCTTCAACTTTGTCTACTTTATTATTTAATTCACTGGTAAAATCCTTTAAAGTAAATTCTTTTCCCTTAGTAACCTCTCCATCTTTACTTATAGTATATTTAACTGCATGACCTTCATCTGTTATAATAAAAGCATTACCTCCATTAGCAGGAAGCCAACTTGCTGTACCATAAGCATGATTAATATTGGTAAAAAATGTACGTTGAGTGTCACCAAGTTTAGCAATATTAGCAGCTTTAGTTTCTTCGTCGATACCTACACCAAGTTCAATAATTTCATTAGCATTAATGAAGTCATTAACTTTAACTCCTAAATTACTAATATCAGTTTTTGCAGTACCAAGCTCTTTATTGATAGCATCAACTTTAGTTTCTATTTTAGTAATATCAGCTCCATAATCTTGATTAAGAGCTTCTTTAAGAGTATTCTTATTATCAACAGAAAGACCTAAACCATCAATAGCTTTATTTATTTTTACCTTATCCATATTAATTTATTTTATTATCAATATTCTTATAATCATAACCAAACTTAGATAAGATTGGTTTAATAATCCAAGTCCAACTTACAGGAGCAAGTATAGAACTATTTACAATAAGTTTTACATCAATACCGATAGCATAATATATAACACTAACAATTACTATACTAAAAATCAATGTAAGTTTTTTAATTGTTCTAGTTACATTACCATGACAAAGATAAATAAGTACAGTAACTAGTAAATAAGTTAAAACATTAACTACTATACAATAAGTAAAATCAAAACTATTTATTACTTGTTGTATTATTTGATTTATCGTTTCCATTATCATTATCTTTAATTGCTGCAAATATACTTTTTTATTAGCAATATCAGCAGTAACTATATATTAATTAACACAATTAAAGCAGCCAATATTTATATTAATACTAGCTGCTTCAAATTATTAATGTTATCGACAATTATACCAATCAACTTGAATACCTTTACGACACATGTCTGCATACCAACGATTAAAAGCTATTCCGTCATAACCATCAACATCATCTATTACATCTTTTACATATAGACACAAATGCAATCCATCAGGAACACTACTACCTAAGTAATCAGCTTTACACATATTAGCTACAAATACTGCATCATAAGGATTATCATTATTAGTTAAATGAACATTTGATTGTTTCATCATATTATCTAACTGTTCTCTTGTTATAGGTTCAAGAGCTATTTCTGTTCCGTTACTATCTCTAGTAGTCATTTTACTAGTTGCAAACTCAACTAGTTTACGATTAAAATGTCTACCATTATAACGAAGATAAACAACCATATCTTCAGGAAGTTCATCATAAACATCAAAACCTTCTTTATACATAAGCTTAGTTATTATAAACGCCCCGTAGAAGATGTGGTTAGAGAAGACTTACCATTACACTCTTCTACGGGGCGGATTTCATATTAATAACGTCCATAACGACCACGCTCACGATGCCCATATTCTTCTCTTTCGTGATAACGTTCTTCATCGTCATAAGGATTACGATTTCTATACTGAGGGTCATCGTCATAACGATTATCTCTTTCTTCATACTTATCAAGACATTCTTCTAATTCTTGAATTTCCATCTTCATACGTCTAATCTTTTCTTTAAGTTCAGACTTATTCATATTACGTTGTACCATGATTATCATAATTTTAATTTTTAGTTACAGCAGCTAGAATTTTAGCAATGTCACCTTTCATTCCAGCAACTTCATTCTCTATACCTGCTATTCTTTCATCACGTGCTTTATCTTTAGCAAATTGAGGATTAAGTTCTTTAAGAACTTCTTCACATTTAGTTATTTGATTTTTATAATCTTCGATATGTTCTACGACATAATTAGCATGTTGAAGAGTAGCTTCTACTTCAGATTGAATAGTTTGTTTACTTTCAGCGATAATGAGATTACCATTGTTGTAACTAACAGAAGTGTTATTAGCTGGAACATTGTTATAATCAACATTACTACCGTCTACCTTAACCTTTAAATTTACAACCATCATGTTAGTACCATCAGTAGCAAATATAGGTGTAGTAGTTCCAACAATTTCTCCAATCTTAAATTCTATACCATTAGTCTTGTTTAAAATATAAACTCGACTACCTTGATTAAGACCTGAAAACATTATACTATAAGTTGAAGTTTATTATTTTGTTTATCAAATACTATAATGTGAAGACCTGCTGTAAGAGCAGTAAGAGGGTCTCCATCACTTGCCAAGAGAGGAAGAGTGTTATTATTAACCATAATCTCAAAACCAGTTGCAGTAGTTGTAGCTGCATTAAAATTAATTACCATGATACCAGCAACTCCCATAGCTCTGAAAGTATGATTAGGCATACTAAAAACAGCATTAGCAGTAGCACTGCCAGCAGTCGTTTGAGTAGCAGCTACTAAAGGTATACCACCACGATTACCAATGAATTCATTAAAAGCCATAATATTACCTCCTATAATTTAAAGCCAAAAACCATTAAAATTATTACAACCATTATACATACCATATTGATAAGCTATACAATTTGGTACTGCCTGGAATGGCTGATAAGGAACTGTTACAGTCTGAGGCTGAGCACACTTAATTTCATTAACAGCTTGAGCGATAGGATTTACAGCAGCAGCAATTTGCTGAGCAATTACTCCACTTTGATGTTCAGTAGTCAACTGAGTTTGCAGAGCATTAATCTTATCCTGCATTGAAGATTTTTCAGAAGCATCAAGTTTAGCAATAATTCTATCACCAATACCATCAATGGACTTATCTAAGTTACAAGTCTGGTCACGAAGAGCATAACCTACATCAGAGAATCCACGACTTACAGCACTGCCTACATCACTAACACTTTGCTTAATAGTATTAGTCTGCTGAATAGTAGCAATTTGATTCTGATAATTACCTTCAGTAATAGCATTCTTCAAGTTGCAGCAGCAAGTAGCCAACTGATTAGCAAGAGTCATAGTATTCTGAGTACCAGCATTAAGCAGAGCACCAGTAGAAGAATCAATCTTACAACCAACTTGAGCAACACTATTATTAACCTGGCAAATAGCTGATTGAATCATGTCAGCCTTAGTACCAAACATAGTAGCTAATCTCTGAACAGCAGAACCATTACCATTAATAGCTTGCATGATAAGGTCTCTACCATCATTATTATTTACCATATTAGCAAGAGGACCAAGACAACTACCACAATTCTGACCCATATTGCCAAACAATCCACCATTACGCATAAGAGGATAAAGGAAAAACAAGAAGATTATCCAAATCCAATTACCACCACCAAAACCTCCATTACACATAAGTAAAGGAAGCAGACTGTTAACATCGTTAGAAGTCTGACGAGTTCCACCATCAGGGAACATAAAAATTTTAGAATCATCCATAACTTTACAATGATTATTAAGATTAATAAAATAATGAATAGTACATTAACTAGTATTTTGTACGTTGCAAAGATAAACATAAACTTCATTATACACAAAAAGATGATAATCGGATTTTGTTCCAATTATCATCTTAATTAATTGTATTACTACTATGATACTTATTTTCTTTTTATTTTCTATTTAAACGAAAATAGGCTCAACATCCTTATTAAGGAGTGTAGCTTCAGAAGTAGAAAGTCTAAAAGCTCTAGAACTTTCATAATAATCATTACTCATTTTAAGCAAATGTCTAATAGCTTGAACAGTTCTATTTAGAATAAAGGCTATAGTACTAATTGTAAATCCAGCATGAACCGTTTGTTCAACAACAAGACATCTAGTCAATACAACATTTTCTTCTCTGGATTTTCCTACTACATCTTCTCTTGTAATAGACTTTGCCCCATCAATTCTAGTAACAGCACAACAATTAATAACATTGTCTATTACTCTCCAAATTAATTCTTCTTTCTTGTTCATAAGCAAGTCCTTAGTATCTAACTGCTTATTCTTCATCTTCTTTAGTTTTAAAATTTACTTCTCCAAATTTATTAACTATTTGTTTATTTACGTAGTTAATATAAAGATTAGCTCGTTTAATATTACCTAAAGCGTAAGCAGCACAAGCAGCTTGGAATATATTCCAACAATTAAACATTATACTACCATCACCTTTACAACCATAAGAGCAATCATTAAGAATTGCTTCACCAGATTGACTAATGACAGTAAGTAATTTTATATATGTATCTTCCCATTCTTTAGGAATAGAAAGAACAATCATTTCTTCATCGTTCATAACAATCTAACTTTATTATTAAACTTGGCAATATCAAAACCTTTAATTTTGTCAGAGTTATTAAGTACCGCTTTATACATACTAATAGTAGTAAGTTTAAGTACTTTATCTCTGTTAACTATAAAACCTTGAGCAGCTAGATACTCAAGAGTTTTAACAACTCCTTCCTCTAGCTTCTCAAGGTTATCTATAGTGTCATTTTTGTCTATCATAAGAACATCTTATTAAGAATTAAACACTTTATTATTTATGTATATAGAATATTCATTAGTAAGAATAAGTAATTTATTACTTATTTGACTAATTCTATTTATAGAATCTTGACCATCATAAATGATAGCAAGACATTCATTAGTTACAGCATCAATCCACTCTTCTTTTAGTTTAGTAGCTACACAAATTCCATCCAATTCATAAGCAGAGAAAACATTATAAACTTTATAATACTCTGTACTAATCACTTTGAATAAGTTTTGTTTTATCAGTACCTTATTCTGTTCAATATTGTTATGAATAATAATTTCATGACAAGTATTAGCAACAGCCCATTTAAAACTATCAAAAGCAGTACAAATAGCATTCTTTACTTTATTTCGTTCTTTAGTCTCAGCATCTTGAAAAGCTTTGTCTAGGACACCATTAAGTTTAACTACGTTTTCGCTTACTTGCTTTACAGCAGCAGCCATTTCAACGATAGGTCTATTCCGGTCTTTAGCTTTAAACAAATCAACAAGCTTAATAATAAGAGTATAAGCAAGATAAACTCCACTACTAATAAGCACTGTAATATAAGAAGTATCTTTTATAGATTCAGCTATTATGTCATTGATTTGATTAAATTCTTCCATAACGAAAATAAAAAGGAGAACTTCCACGTAGAAGATGGATATGTTCTCCTTATCAACTAATACCTATTAAAATGCAAGAATAGTATCAAGCAGATCAGTAAGTGTAGTATTGTCTGTAGGAACAACAATAGCTAACTCTTGAATAGGAGCTTCGTCACGAGTACGACCATACTTTCTTGGGTACTTGAATTGGATTGAATACATCTTATATGTTGTATCTTCTACTTCCATAGGATAACCAGGATAAATAGAAGCACCATCGCGATATACATTAGAGAAACCACGATTCTGAGCACAGAAAGAAGCAAGGTTCTTTACATAAGCTGCATCAAGTGTTGGAGCTACAGCAGCAGTAATAGTAACATCAGTACCAACCAAATCATCAGCAGCAATAAGATTCCAACCTTGATAATTCTTCTTAGCTTCAATAGTAATCTTAGCTTCAGCTACAGTTACCTTGAGACCATCAAGCTGTTCATTACCAGCTTCAATCATATTAGTAAATTGGTCACCAAGTGACTTAGCCATAGCAGCAGCAGTAGTCTTATGTGAACCATTATCTGTAACAGTCCAAGAATAACGCTCATGCTTTTCAGTACCAAGCTTAATAAGCTGAAGTGTATAATCTTTACCTGCAACAGGCTCTGGAATAGTAATCTCTGCCTTAAACATTTTACCTGCTTGAGGAGTAGAAATTGTAATACGTGCAGAAGAAAAATCAATAGGAATTACAACTGCTTGACTATTAGGACGACCATAAGCAATACTAAAATCGGTAGTAGGAGCAGCAGTAAGCCAACTACCATCATTATCATTCTGCCACATACCAATAGTACCAGCAGCTACCTTGGTCAAGTCTTGCGGTTTACCAGTAGCAGTAAGAACTGCATCACTAGTACAAATAAATAATTGTCTCATTATTACTTAAATTATAAATTACGTTTAACTAACGAGAAGTAGGTTCATAACCTTCATCTCTAACATTATTACGGACATTCTCACGTTGTTGTTGCTGTTTAGCACCTTGAGCACCTACAATACCACCATTAAGAGCGGTACGATACAAATCCACGGCATGTTTAACAATATCAACGTGCATACTCTCAGGAAGTTCACAATCTACGTCTGTACCACCAATATCTTCGTTAAACTTAACAATACTAGGCTTACCAATATAAGATAAACGAATTTCATTTACTTCAAGACCGTCTCCAAACTTATAAGCATCTGGTGTAGTCTTAGTATTGGCATCAGGTTTATCAATGTAAAGTTCAATAGTGTTATCATGAATAGTAGCGACAGGACTTCGAAGACTTGGAGCCATTACAAAATCATTAACAACATCAGCGAGATATTGGTCATCTACAAGACGAATTGGGAATATATTAGTAGTAAATGAATCACTACTTTCAGTTTTAACATAATCAATGCTCAAATCTACAAGGAAGAAATACTCAATTTTATTAGGTCTACCATTATCTGCGCTACCAGGAGCAGCATATACGTTATCACCTTTTTTAATTGTAGTATCTTTAGCTTCGCTAGCTATACCAAAATTATCAAGAGGAAGAACATAACTTGCAATGTAATTAGTCTTTGCAGCAGGAAGTTTAACTTTAGCTTTCCATACTTTATAAAGACTTTTAAGAGCATTAACTTGATTAAGCTTTGAGTTATCAGTGATTACTCTATCACTGGTAGAACCAATGTTTTGAGCAATCACTTGATTTACTGTGTCCGAAATGGAGTTGTTCAGCAACAAGTCTATCTGTGAAGGCAGTATTGCTCTCACATTCTGCATACCCATTTGTTGGGCATAGTTTCTGAACATTTGGTGCATTTCAGCAATAGTCATATCTTTATCAATTAAAAGAGTTTCAATTTGTTTTCCAATTTATTCTTTAGTCCGTTATTGTCAGGATTCTTAAAGAATGCAATAGCATCATTAATATTAGCACCAACAAACAGACCATCAGGAGTATTGATTTGTTGATTATACTCTGAACGAACAAGTTCACCTCTAGTAATAAGAATTTCGATAAATGCTTTATCGAGAAGATTCTTGTCAGTAACTATAGAATTAAACTTCTTAGGGTCTTCAGTAGCGAACTTCATAAGGTCATCAACTTGTTCAAGAGCAGTCTTATTAAGACCATCAGAAATGTTAAGACCATTAGTTCTACAATACTGAATATAAGCAGCACTAACTTTACTAGGTGAAGATTGAAGTTCAACAAGACGTTCAATAGCCTTCTTACGTTCAACAATAAGCTTAACCTTACGATTCTCTTCTTTAGCAACATCCTTAATAAAGAAACGAAGAGTAGCATTACTATTAATAAACGCTTCATCTTTAGCTACATCAGGATAGTTAAGACAATGACGCCAAATAATATATTCCTCTACGTTATCAGGCATACCATACTGGTACTTAGTTTGCTCAAGACGAGTAATAGCTTCATCACGTTTAACAGCAGCTTTATAAAGCTCTGCTTCATTAGAGCGGTCTACCTTTTCATAAGCTGCAAGAATTTTATCTTCCTCAGCTTTAACAGTGAGATAATCTCTTTTATGATTATAATGGAAAGAAATATTAAGTTCCTTATCTCCATCATTAACATCAAAGAAAATATTATTAAGATAACCTTTAACTCTAGTAACGAAGTCTGGATGATTAGCAGCAACACCAATAATCTCTGGATAATAAGCAGCTAGCTCACCTTTATCACTCATAAGAATACGTACAGACTTAACAGAAGAACCTATAGTAGCTTTAGGCTTACCAAGAGCTTGCATATTAATTCTACGATAAGCAGAATAATTACGAACAGAAGAAATAACTACAGTCTTCTTTTCAAAATATGGAGCTTCAAGTTCTGCTTCAAGAGCAGCCTTTTCTTTAGCTTCTAATTCAGCTTGTGTCTGGTTTGCTGAAGAATTTGAACCTTCAGCAGGAGTATTATTATTTCCACTATTTGCAGGACTTCCTTTTGGAATTTCAATTTTAATATCAGTCATAGCAATCAAATTTTAAAATGTTAGAGTACACACTTGAGTTGGAAGAACTTAGTGTTACGGTCAACTTGAAGACCATAAGAATCCTTAACCTCATAACGAGATACGTCAATGTCTGTAGACAGAGTATTAGCAGGGAAACCACCCCATGATGCAGGAATTGGAGTAAGACCCTTAACAACTCCAGCAATATGCTCTTGACCCTTCATACGTACCTTACGAATATTATTATGACCATCATAAGAAGATGTATCAAGCATAAATGCTTGGTGAGAAGTCATTGGAAGACCAGTACGAGGATGGATATAACCATTGTCACGAGCATTGTCTGCAAATGTACCACGGTCGAGGAAACCAAGATGCTTGAGAGTAATCATGTGACCATCAACAGTCTTATACTGACGGAAGTAATTACCATAAGAAAGACCACTCTTAGATTCGCTAATCATCTTGTCACCAAGAGGAGTAACAAAACCATTATCACGAGCATCATTCTTAACAGCACGGTCAAAGTCTTCAACGAAACCCTTACCACAAGCAAGAACTACATCCATATTACCGGTATCAGTATTGCGGTCAAGAATATCACCGATAGTACGATTCAGCTTATTAAGAGTAAGTTCCTCTCCATAAGTATCATAGTTACTTTCACGACAAATCTGTTGCATACCAGCAGTATGTGGAATAGGCTGACCATTGTCTTCATCAATAAGAGTAATCTCACCGTTTACAGTCTTATTATATTCTGCAAACCAAAGACGCTCTTCATTCATAACACGTTGCTGAAGCTCAAACTGGCGCATCTCCTCATTCATCCAAAGATTAGTAGTACCACCACCACTAGTCTTAAACTCATAAGTAACAACAGTATTACTAATGTTACCAGCAATCTCTTTACTATAACGATGGAACTCAAGTTGAGAAGTCATCTTACCAGGTCCCATAGTATTAGTACGATTACCCTTTGAGAAAGACTCTGGAATAGTAGGAGCAGTCAAAGACCAAAACATACCTACACCAAGATTCTGAGCTACATTAACGTAAGCATTTGGATTAGGATTTGTAATACGAAGACGATACAAATAACCACCATGAGAACCATGACCAAGGTCTTTCATAATACGAACTTGAGTTACACCATCAGGAGCAATCAAACCATACTGCTCAATGAACCAGTGTGTCTTAAACTCAACTTCAAAAGTAGCACCACCTTTACCAGGAGTAGTATTAGCAGTGTTAAACCAAAGTACAGAATCATTGAACTTCATACGACCCATAGTCTTCCAAGTCCAATCAGTAGTAGTAATATCTACTACACCAGCAGTACCTTGTCCTTCTGTAAGGAAATTAAGTGGGAATCTATCATCATCCATACCAAAAGTATAGGTGAGCATAGAATTAATCTCACTAGGTTTGGTAAGCATAAGATGAGCAATAGTTTCCTCATTAGAATAACCACGGTCATCATAGTTACCACGTTGCACTTCACGAATTGCGTACATAGTTATTAATTAATTAATTAAACATTTAGCTAAATTGAATATTATCAATAGCTTTATTATTATTAGTTTGTGGCTTAGTAATTCGTACAGCACCATGACCTTTATTTCCTTTGGCAACAAGCTTTAAAGTTTTAACCTGCTCATTATTAATAGCCATCTTAACAAGGTCTTTATAAGTTCCACCTGTGAACATTAACCAAGCACTAAGTAATTCTTGATTAGTAGCTTCCTCTGGAGATTGATTAGCAAGCGCACGCTCATAAGCAGTAGCAATATTACCATTTTCATCTTTAATACCACGAGAAAGATAATCATAGAAATCATTTGGAGTAACAGTAACTTTTTGTCCATTAACTTCTTTAACAAGAGATTCAGGAAGTTTGTATCCTCCAATTTCACGTTTATCAATAGTATCTTTAATACCTTTCCAATAAGCAATAGTTTCAGCTTCTTGTTGTTGACGTTGAGCTTCTGCTTGTTTAGCATAAGCTTCATCACGTTCTTTATCAGCATTCTGAAGGTTAGCAAGTTGAGCTTTAGCTTCATCATAAAGACCGCCAGAGTCTTTAAGATACTTAATGTAATTATCATTAAGAGAAGCATTACCAAATTCTCTAGCAGCAGCTTTAATAATAGCAATCTGTTGCTCTTCAGACTTCTCATCAACAGTAATACCTGAACGGTCAGGACGTTCACCAAAACCACGAGGGTCACCACCATTTACAGTAAGATAATCAACAAACTGTTTGAGAATAGGATTGTCAACAAATACTTTATTGACAGCAGCAGAAGCTACTTCATTAGATTTAAGTTCAATAGCAGAATTAATGTAACTCTTAATACCTTCAATGTCATCAGTAAATTCAACTGGATTGCCATTCTCATCAGTAATATCAATATTCATAGCTTTACGAATATTTTCAATATTTACCTCAGCTCCAGGTTCATCAACTTCAAGTGATTTAATCCACTCGTCAACATCTTTAGCTTCTTTAAAAACTTTACCATCTGCATCTACAAGGTCTCCATTCTCAGCAACAGTATATTTCTTGCCTTCAAACTCGACATTTGTACCTACCTCAAGACCCCCCGTAGAAGAGTTGGACGGATTGTCTTTGTCGTTATCCTTATTATCAGGATTGTCATTGGCATTATCGGGGTCAGGAATATCTTTATCGTTTCCTTCACCATCTTTACCATCACCATCTTTATTATCACCAGAGCCATTATCACCGCCATTATCAGTGCCGCCTCCGTTACCTTGGTTGTTATTGGCGTTAGTACCACTACCATTACCACCGCCATTTCCAAAATCAATATTATCAAGTTCAACCATCAAACGATGATGCTGACCGAACCCAATACTATTACGAAATACAAACATAGCTTTATAATTTAAATGATTAATAATATACTAACACTTGTTAGTTGCTGCAAAAGTAATACCTTTATTTATAGTATGAAGAAAAGCATAAGTTATTTAACTATCATTATTAGACGTTTCAGCAAACCGATTATTAGTAGAATAAAGGTTATTAATGTCATCAGTTTGAGCATAAGTTTCTTATGCAACTCCAGTACTCTAACCTATTGTTTGCGTATGTTCTTAAGTGGCTTTATTTGTTGCAAACATTCAAGTACATGCAATTTCCTTAACGTACAATCAATCCAATCTAAGTGGCTTATAAGTTAATCAGCTATTTATAGATAACGTCTCAAAATTGAATTTAAAATATTAAATAAAATTTTATCACGTAAAATAAAAGGAGTAATACTCTCACGAGCACTACTCCTACACATAATATAATCAACAAAATAAACAATTTATTTCTTATCGTACTTATTCTTATTTGTCTTTGCTATCTTTAATTGATTAGCCATTTCTTCTCTCTTTACTTGACGGTCAGCAGCTTTATTGTAAGTATCCATAGCTATCTTCTGTCTTTCAAGTTGAAGTTTAGCAGCTTCAGTAGCTCTCTTACTTTCCTCTTGAATACGAGCTAATTGATTCTTAGCATATTCATCATTTTGAGGATTTGTATCACCAAGTAAAGCTATATCACCTTTAGCATATTCAAGCTGTAAATCGTATTGTGCTTTAAGAGCAAGTGTTTCTCTATCTTGTTCACCTTTAGCAGCAATCTTTTGTAACTCAAGTTGATTAGCTTGTTCTTGAATAGCTTGGTCCATTTGTTTCATTTGTTCTTCATGTTGTTGTTTTATCTGACTAAATTTCTTAACAGTATCACTAATAGCAGCAACATTATCTCCTGTAATAGCAGCAAGAGCAGAATCCAAATCACCATTCTGTGCAGCACTAAACGCCCATTGTTTTAATTGCTGAATCTTATCCATTTCCTTAGCATTGTTTCTAACAGTAGTACTAAGGTCAGAACCAACAAATGAATTTACATCAAGACTAAGATAATGTTTCTTACCGGTTGTCTTATCAATATAAGATGTTTCTAGACCTTCAATATAAGCACATTTAGCAAAGTCTAAATCTCTATTATAATCAGCACATCTCATTTGGTCAAACATTTGGAATATTATAACAGAACCAGTACTTGATTGTGCAACAGCAGTTTGTGTAGTAGAAGCTCCAGCAGATTGAGCAATTTGTCCATAACGTTGAGCATTCATATCAACAAGTTCACGAGCTTCAAGTTTAATAGCTTCTTTTAGATTACTAAGTTCTGTAATATATTGACCCATATTTACATTAAGCAATCTAATGTTTTGCATCTTAACTCCTGCTGCATCTTCTTCATCATCAATAGGAAGTACACCATCAGCAGCCATTCTATATATAGCATCTTCTGTATTATTAGATACAAGAGATTTAGGCAAAAGCATAATAAGCATTTTGTTCTTTGCTATTACCATTTCTTGATGATAAGAAACTATATTACGAAATACTTGGAAAGGAGTAATAGTTTCAATGATACTAAACTTACCAAAATAAGGAAGTACTTCCATAATACCATTATAAGGAAGTTTACCTTTACGTTCATAAAGTATAGGTCTAGCTTTAACAGGATAGATACCAGTAAATCTAGTTCCTATTCTATAACCTTCATAAACTTGAGGTTTATATTCCCATTCAATACTAATATCACCAGCTTCTTTATTCAATTCATAATCTTCTTCTACAACTCTTTGTTCCTGAAAACCAAGTTGATTTACAAAAGTAAGAATACCTTGACGAGCAAAACCTTTCCAAACTACATGCCAAACTTCATAAAGATTATTATTACAAGCACTAGGATGTTCATTTTTAGTTCTAAACATTCTACGTTCTTCGTCAGTAAACTTCTCGCAAACATTAGCATAATGTTCAAAGTATTGGTCATATCTTAAAGGAACAGTCTTTGTATTATAAGCTGCATCATTATAATATTTATCAAGAAATGCTCTATCATTATCATCGAGATAATCATCAAAAGCATCAAGAATTTGATTATAACTCATCTTCATCTTTCTAGCAAACATATCATGGTCTTCAATCATATATTCACTATTAGGAATAGGATAAGCTTCCATCAAAGGAACACATTCTTTAATAATCTTATCTCCTCTAAGTTCAGTATATGTATAACATTCACCAAAAGCACAATAATTAAAGAATGCAGTAAGATAAATATTGAGGTCATTAGTAATGTCTCTAATATAATTAAGAATATCTTGACCTTGCTTACTTTCTTTATCTATATACTCCTGATTAAAGTTATGCATAAATTCCTCTGGGTCAGGCATAACATCTTGAGGATTTATAGCTTCTACAGATTGACCTTGACCTTCAGCTTGTTGAACAGCAGCTTGATAACGTTTTTGAAACTCTTTTTGAAATGCTTGTTGAGCAGCTTCCATAACTTTTTGTTTAAGAGTAGCATTTCTATTAAATACTATATCAGGATTATTAGCTCCTACAACAAAGTCATGAGGATTTTTAAAATACTCTCCTATATATCTACGTATAATATCAGACATAATATCATAGTTACGTAGAGTAGCAGGAAAGTTCTTAAAACGTTCTTTACTAGCATTGTAAGGATTAAGAGTTTTTCTATAAAACTCTTGAGGTAATTCACCATGTAGAATACGAATCTTAGTTTCAGTATCACTACGGTCATTCATACTAATTCCTAAACCAATAATATAATCAATACTATTAGTATACCAATAAGGTTTTGCTTTCTCTTCAGCACTAACCTTTTGTTTAGGAAATTGATAAGTTAAATTGTTATTAAACATACGTATATTTATTTAGTTAACTAATTATTAAACAAACCAATCTCTATCCCAAATATTATCATTATAATTTTCAATAGTAGCTTTCTTACGATGAGCAAGTTCTTTAGCAGCTTCTACATCATTAAGTTTCCATTGGAGTGCATGTATCAACATTTCAGATACTCTATCGAAGTTACCTTTATCGTTCCATTTAAGAAGTTCAAGTATAGTTTGATAATCATAAATAGTCTGAAAGAAATAAAGAGGTGTACCATCAAGTTTTTTACCAACTTCACTATACAACATTTCTTTAAGTAATCGAAGTCCTTCAAGAACTTTAGTAGTACCTTGACCGCTACCACCACCCATATTTACACCATAAGATGCAGTAACTTTAGCTTTAATAGAACTATCCCAAAGTTCTACTGGGTCTTTCATTAAGTACTTTAAAGCTTTCCATTTAGTGAAATTACTAACAGTTTCACCACGGTTAACCTCAACACCAGTAGTACCAATACAATTATAATAAACAGCCATAAAGTAACATATTCTATCAGCTTCTTCAAGTTTCTCAGGACGACCATAATATGCACATACTACTTTACCTTTAAAGCCATTATATTGTGTAGGATTCTCCCAAACTTTAATACTATTATGAGAATGTTTATTAGTGATACCACTAGTTTCTTTATTTACACCTACAGGGTCATAACTTATAGAATATTGACCTTTTGGAATACCAACTTCATATTTACCATTTTCATTAACATGATTAACTCTAATAGGTTCAAACCATTTACGAACACAACCATGTGGATGTTCATGTTGTTTACGAGGTACACCTTGAATCCAATCAAAGAAATCTTTATTAAACTTACCTCCTTCTGCTTTAATACGAGCGTTAGTTTTAAATATTACTTTACCATCAGCATCTTCAAAGAACATACCATCATCAGATATATTAGTATAAGCTGGGTCATTTTTAAGTACTTCTTCCCAATTCATTAAAGCTTCAGAACTAAATAAGTTTTCACTAGTAGAACTAAATGATTCACTAGGCATATTAGCATACTGACCTAGATAATTAATATAATCACTAAAAGTTTTACTATGAACTTTCTTATCAGTACGTTCTTTATAAGCAATTCTAAGACCCATTTCAATGTCAGAATTACCATCAGCATCCATAGCATATCTATCACCAATCTGACCTTGAAGACCCCAACAATAAGGTTTAAAATAACCACAAACTTCATTACGAGAATCTTTATCCCAAACATTCTCAAAAGCTATAAAATGAAAAGCAGATGGATTATAAAAGTTACGTTCAAACGTTTGCATATTACCACTAGTAGCAGTACCCCAAGCAAATAAGTTACCTGTAACATAACTACCAGTACGCATAGCAGGTTCAGTAACATTCATATATTCATCAAAGTTTTCCATAGTGGAAACCTCCTCAGTCTTAACACTAACAGCATCCTTACCAATAGCACAATCTGGATTGTTATTTGCAGAAGCACTGAACAAAGCACTATTCCAACTATTTGGACTAATATCACCATTAGGAAGTTTAAAACCTAGAGTAAAGTTTTCAGCAGCACGAGAAAGAATACCACGTTTAAAGAAAGTCTTATTCTCATAAAAATAAAGATTACGAATAGTAAAATCAGTAAGACCGCCACGTTTAGTAAGATACTTACTATCAGCAGCAACATGAATGCAAACTTTATTAGGTTGAAGATTTATCTTATTGGCACTATGACTAGCCATAATATAAGAGAAACCACCACGACGAGTTTTATCAATAAGAAGATGAAAACCATTAAGTTCACAAAATTCTATAATAGCAAATGTCCAAAACTGAGCATCTATAAACTTAGGAAAGTCTTGTTTCTTCTTAGCAACAGAACCTTTATCTGTATGTATAATAGTCTTTTCATCCAACTGTTCAATAACAGTATAATTCAGATAATTATACATATCTCCGCTAATGTGAAGATTACGAACTTCACCATTACGCATAAAACATGGAGCATCAAATCCATGTTTACGTCTATACTCTTCTCTTTTACGTAATTGACGATGAGGAATGCTATCTTCTTTATATAAAGTATATTTCTCACCATTTATATGATATAGAGAAGCCATTTCAGTAAGAAGATTAGTATTAACAAACTTATCTCCTTTACGTATATCAAGAAGAAAGCCACCACTTTCTCCAATCATAAACAAATCATTAGGGTCTTTATAACCTGCTTCTCTAGCATATTTATATTGACCTTGGTTTTCTTTCTGATATTGAAGAAAAGGGTAGCTTTCAATATACTTTTCTACAGTCTTATCATCACTCATTTCAATAGACTTAAAATTAGTAACACAATAGCAACACCAGTACCACAATAAGCAATATTACGTTGCTTCTTTATTTTCTTACATGACCTATCCAATAATATATATCTTTGTCTAGCTTGTTCTGCAAGAATACTATCATTTCTAATAATTCGTCGAAGAGTCTTATTAATATCTTTTTCATAACTTAATTCTATTAGTTTAGCATTAGCTTTACGAATATCACTAATCGCTATAGTTACACTATCTTGTTCTATCCTCCCCGTAGAAGATGTTAATGATTTACTTGATGAGTTTATAGAACAATTTAATAGTACTATCATTATCAAGAGTTTTAACTTCAATAACTTTTGCATTTTTAATACTATCTAAATTATCAACTTCAATTCTTAAACTATCATTATGTTTTTGTAGTTCAATATTTTGTTCAATAATATTGTTATTTTTAGTATGATAATATTTTCCAATAATCATAAAGCAACAAATAACAAACGTAAGAACAAGAACTACTACAAAACCTTTACCATCTTTATTACTAAAACTATCCATCACAAATCCTCTTCATTAATTAAAGTATAAGTAAATAGTTTACCATATCCTTGGCTAATTTGTCTATGAGCAAGTTTCATAAGAGTATCAAAATCTTCTTTATTAGCAAGAACTTGACAACCAGCAGACCAATTATCAACTTGAGTAGAATGTCTTCCAGCTTTATGAATATTGATACCAAATGTACCTTCTTCTATAGTCTTTGGATTAAAATCATAAACAGCATTTTTATTATTATCTCTATAAACTTTTACAGGTTTATATTGAACAATAGCTTCATACTTACCTTTATGATAACCAAGTTTCCAAGCAGAACGATATTGACCAGGAACAAGTATAGCGCAACCTTTATAATTTACAGGTTTAGTCATACTAGTAATACCAGGATCAGTAGTAGCAGCAAATATGTTTCTAGATTTGATACCATACATATCAATATATTCTACTACAATAACATCATCGAATTTATTAGTAACATTATTGCCAGCATTTCTAATACCAATAATGTTAAGATTATACTTACCTTTATTAAAATAGGCATATCCTTTATTGATGAGTATTTTGCTGAAATCAGCTTTACTTGCTTTATTAAATAATTTTTCATTCATAGCTTATTATTTTAATACACCAAATACATAAAATGTTCCATCTTCTGGAACTCCTTTACAAACATATTTAATATTATCGACTTCTTCAACATGAAGAACTCTAGTATTAATTCGTCTTTGTCTTGTCATAATTCATTTATTTCTTTACAAGGAATAAGAGTAATAGTTACTCAATTATCAAAATGATAATCATCCATAACAACACCATTAGGTGTAACATGTCTAGTTTTATATTCTACCATTGTATTTCAGTTTGTGGAGTTAATAAACCTTGTTTATTAAGTTTAATTCTTCTATCTTGAAACATAGCATCTATTTCATTACGAATATAATTAATCTTAAACCAAGTAACAATTTCCTTACCTTCTTTATCAATCTTATACATACCATGAACATCACGATAAGGCATACCATATTTATTCTTTTCAAAAGGAGTTTGAATATGACAAAGACCTAGACCAACACAAGGAATACCTAGTATCATTTCAGTCATTCTAGCATAAGTAGATAATTGCATAGTATAATGATTACCATTACAATTTTCTAGATGAGCAAAAGGAGGTAACATAAATTCATGAGTATTACACCATTCACTAGTAAGTTGAACAGGTTTAGTAGTTTTATCTTTACGATAAAAACCACTAGTAAAATGAAGACCATCTTTATTAGTTTTCCAATCAAGAATAACAAATCTATCAGGTCTAACACAAAGAACATCTATAGTGCCACTAAGAAGTAACTCTGGAACAAATACTCCAATTTCAGAATAAATAGTATAACCTTTATCTACATAATATTGAAATACTTGATATATTTCAGGATACTTATTATTAGTAGCTTCTTTAAATTGTTCTATATCTAGAGGATGAGCTGTAAGATTAGGAATATCAGCTACAGTTATACATCTACCACTTTTAACTTGATTAAGATATTGAATAGCATCTTTAAACATACTACTTCCTTTAATACCATCTTCAAGTCCATTATGTGTAGCTGTACCACGTTCACAAGCTTCTTTAGTTATTCTTTCCCATTCAGCTTCAAGTTTACGTTCAGTAATACCACGTTCTTTAGCTTTCTTTCTAAGCCAATACTTCTTATCAAACTTAGGACAGTAATTCTCTATATTAGTAGTTACACTAAGATATTGATTACCTAAAGAATCAGTATATTTATGGTCAGCTTCTTCAAAATAAAGAAAGTTATTTTCATAAATACTATTCATAACTTAAACAATATAATGTTAAACATAATCAGCAGCATTCATACTACTAGTAATAGCACCACCACCTCTAGCTTTTTCAGACTCTTTTTCATACATAAGATTTTCCTTAGCTTCATTTAAAGATTTTAAAGTCTTAGGAATTTCAGATGCTTTAGCAGTAACTTTATCTACTAAATCTAAAAGAGTACTTACATTCTCTATAGTTAAATTAGCTCTATCTCTAAGCTTTTCATTAAGCAAAGCATTAATAGAATCAACTGCAATATTTACATTATGTAGAGTTTTAAGAAGATTTTCAACAACTCTACCAGCTTCTCCTATATTTTGAGCATAATATCTTTTGATTATTTTCAAAACAAGAGCACTAGGTATATAGTTAGCTGGAAGACCAGCTTGTTCTATAGCCATTTTAAGAGCTTCAGCATCACTTAAACCACTTTGTTTTGCAGGAGATTTAGGGTCTCCAAGATAATAAATAACTATACAGTCTTTTACATAACCGGACTTATCTTTAGACTTATCTCTAGTATAAAGCTCTCTAACGTCTTTATCTATTAATTGACGAATAGTTGGAGCTTCAGGCATACCATTTTCATCAATAAGTAAAAGATTATCTATTATTAATCTATCTCGTTGCATGGTTCAGAATAATTTAAACAACCTAAACAATAAAATCTAATATTAGCATAATATTTACCACGACGTTCAACACATTTCCAATAAGTTTTACCATTCTTATTAGCCATACGCGCAACTTGATAATTATATACTTTTGCTTCGTTGTCTCTAATAACAGCTTCTCTCATCATTGCAGCTCTGAAATTTTCAAAATTTTCAGGAGTCATGATTTCTTTAGCTGCATCTAGAGTTTCTTTATTTTCAGCATAAGCTTTTGAACCAGCTTTTCTTTTAATCTTACCAAGATAAGGAATAGCAGTAACTTCATCAGCTTCTAAATGACGTTGAGCATCTTTTTCAAGTTGAACTAGAATCATCATGGCAACATCCTTATCTATAATATTATCATCTATAGTTTTAAGTATAGATGCTTTATTTTCAATAAGAACTTGTTTACCAGTAGAACTAGGAAATTTACCTTCTTCTAAACCTTCATCGTTTATTTTATATTTCATATTAGTAACATTATTAACACTATAATATAAAGCTTTGGGAGCATAAGCTCCCTTAGCTTTTTAAGCCTCCCCGTAGAAGATGTTCAATGTAGAATTATTTACCCATATCAGTTTCTCCAGCATCAGGAGCAATATAATATTGACTAACAGGAACATACTTTCCTACAGAACCATGAATATTACAAACTGGAACAATCTTAAAATCTACGAAATAAGTAGGAACTCCAATACCCATAAGTTTCTTATTTAAATCAGTATTAGTTTGAAGAAGATTAAGTAAGAAACCAGGAGTAAGAGGATTAGCAGGAGAATTAACATGATGTCCCATAGCAATATCACTAGGAGAAATAACTATAGTTTCACCAAGTTTAATGCCTTTAATAAACTCATCATCAGTATTACTATTAATCATAACAGCAACACCACTCACACTTGCATTCTTATTCTGCTTACTAACACTTACAATAGTAATAGGACGCTCTTTAAATACAACAGCAATAAGAGCATAATCCTTACTAACATTAACATGTTTAACATAATCAGCAATTACATTCATGTTAATTTCACTAATACTCGTAGGCATACGAAAGGTCTGATTAAGACCAAGATAATTAACTTTTAAATCAACCATAACTTTATATTTTAAATTAACACTTTGAATAGTGTCCGTACTATTAAGTTATTTCAGCCTACAGAACTTAACTTAGTAAATAGTAATACTGTAGGTGCTAGAAATACTGCTGCAAATATAGATAATAATAATGAAAGTAATAATAGTATTAGTAATAAATTATAATTAGTTAAACGGAATTAACTAAATTTGATAATTATCAGCACGATTAGTAAGTAAAGTAGTAATAAAATCAATGTGATAATTAATTAAAAGTAATGGTGATGATAATGATAAAATTGAAACAAGTAGTAGTAATAAAGAAAACTATGAAACAAGTAATGGTAATAAAGATAAAGTAAAAGTATAAAGTAATTAAAGTAAAGTAAATGATTATATTATTAACGATAATAAAGAAAATAATGATAAAGATTATGTTAGAAATGATGATAAAGAACAAGGTGATGATAGTATAGAAAATTATATTTATGATTGTAAGGGAGAGGGTATTACTAGCAACCCCCGGTCATCGAGATAAAGATTGAATGCCCCCCCTACTCATCAACAACTGAAAAATTCTAGTCATGCAACAACTAAAAAAGTTTTGGCTGGAGAAGTACTTCGGCTAACTAGTCGTGTACTAGTTTATTTTATTAATTCCAAACTTATTATAAAATGGAGACAACAATTGTTACAGCGAATGTTATTCGCAATGCTGAGACTGGTACTAGAGTGATTAACCTTGCTACATCTGAGGAGTTTGACTTCTTAGATAGAGCAAACGCTTTTGCTCATGGCAAACGTAAGATGCTCAATATTAGTATGAAGCAGTTTATGCACTTCATCAATGAAGCAAACAGTGATATTGCTGATGATGTTGCATTTACTCTTATGGCTACTGACCCTACTGATGCACAGATTGAGGATATTCTCATGGGTGCTAAAGTGGATATTGAGCAGACTGAGCGTAGTGCTGGTGAAGAGTATACTGATGGCGATGGTCAGAAGGTTATTGCCGTCTATGACAGCATTCATATTAGCAAGTTTGATTTGCTCAGTGTTTCTGCTGTTGGTCGGTTTGCCCTAGATTATGATGGTGATACTACGACTTATGCTACTTGCAAATCTCGTAGAGTTGCTTGGACTGCTACTCGCAAGAGTTTACGTTAATATGGTTGCTGCTCTAGCTTAGGCTAGAGTGGCTTCTCATGTTGCTACTAGTCAACAAAAAAGAACAAGTACTCGACAAGAACTAAAAAGGTCTTGTCAACAAGAACAAAAAAGGTTTTGATGTAGAAATGGCTTATAGTGAAAGTAAGCGTTCTACTGCTAATAAAAGTATTAATTTAAAATAGGAGAACTATATTATGGCTAAATTTAAGATTAGACCTTATGATGATTATGAGGCTTGGGATACTGCTGAAACTATTGAAGAAGCAAGAGATAAAAGAAGTAAACTTGCTATGTCTTTCTTTAGTAGAGCAGTTGTAATTGTTGATGAAAATGGAAATGAAGTTGAATGATATTGATTATGAGGATATTTATGATAATATTGATGATTATGAATATCCTTATAATCATGTGAATAGATGTGATTTGTAGGTATAACATTAACGCACACGCACGTACACGCACGCACGTACACGCACGCATATGTTTATATAAAAAATAAATAAATATATATATAACGCAGTTATATATATTTATTTTTTATATAAACTTAGTCGAAGCTAGAATGTAGTGAAAGCTGAGGTGTTATTGTACTTACTAATAATAACTATAAAATAAGTAATGATTATGATTAAACTAAATAGTGATAAACGAAGAGAAATTATAAGTGATTATATTACTGCTTTAAATGGTGATTCAGAGTCTATTAAATGGGCTTATGATAAACGTAAAGCAGAGTATGATACTTATGATGATGAACTAAAAGCTAGTGTTGATAAGTGTTTTGATTGTATTTAATGTGTAACTGAAGGTGAGAAAGTTAAAGATAGTGTTGCTGAGACAATCCTACTTTCTCATCTTCTTTAAATTAATAATACTCATGATTATACTATTTGTTTTGCTTATTATACTATTATTTATTATTATCATTATTTATGTTATTCTTTATGATTATGATGTTTCTTATCATACTCATAGAATATTTCGATATTTAATCTGTTTAGTTACTCTAGTAATTATAATTGTAGATGTAATTGCTTGTATATCAACTAATAATAGTAGTTATAAATCTACTTCAACTATTCCTATAGTTACTCCTATACTATTGCCTGTTCATTAGTATAATACTTTTCGAGTAGTTGATAATACTATAACTGATATTCAAATGTTTAACTTTTAAACTTATTAATGTTATGCTTTGGAAACAAAATATAATAGGTATTACTAAGAGTGATATTCTTTCACTTATTAATATAGTAAAGCGTGTTCATGCTATTAATAGTGATAATAACCTCAATGATACTGATAAGTTTAAAGAAGTATTTACTACTCTTAAAGACTATCCTATTGTTGATGATTGTGATGTTATCAATGATAATTTAATTGATATTAATGATAATAATGATATAAATATTAAACTTATAGAAGAACTATGAACATAAAGATATTCAAATGGATATTAAACATATTAATAATTCCATTTATGATTATATGTTTATCAATGATTGTTGATGGTAATGTTATTGGTATTATATTGCTTATAGAATTAATTCTTATGAGTGTTATAATTAATGATGACAATAAACATAATTAATATGAATATAGATTTAATGAAATACATAATGAAGATAATTGCAGTACCAATGCTGTTTTTATCTTTAGTACTTATAAGTCATGGTGCTGATGACCATATAAGTTTTATAAATGTAATCGGGATTGTACTACTTTTTATAAGTGGTATTGTTATAGTTAATAACGTTGATAAAGATGAATAAAGACTTCCCTTTTCAAATAAATATAAAGTTCAACTACTAGTACGGTCTGTGAAGATAGTACTAGTTTAATTAGTAATCGTGTTAATAAACATATTATAAACATTTTAATTATTTAAATTATGGACACAAAGAAAGTTATTAGCCAGCTGATGGCAGTTGAGACTAACAATGTAGTCAAGGATTTAGTAGTACGTAACATTAATGTTACTGAGTGTGAAACTTATAATAGAGTCGCTATTACTCTTGATAAACCAGTTAAAGCTATGGTTGCTCAAGAAGATGGTAGTTATATTGAAGGTGAAAGCAATATCATCTTCGTTGGTAACTATTCTATTGTTGGTGCTCTTAGAGAGAATGAGGATGTAGCATTTGCTGGCAATCATTTGATTCAACATCCTAAAGCTCTTAATGTAGTTCTTAGTGGTGCTAAAATTAACATCATTCAAGAAGCTGTAACTGCTGGACAGGAATATACTAATCCATTTAGTAATAATGCCGCTCCTACAGTAGTTCAGCATGATAGTTTTTATAATCATGTGTTTAATATTCGTCTTAGTGCTTTTGGTCTTAAAATGTTAGACAAATTAGCAGAGAAGATGATGTTTGGTGACATTTAATAATAACTATAAGTAGTAGTGCTAGAAATAGTGCTACTACTATTTATTAACTTAATAAGGAGAACTTATGTGTACAAGATACTATTTTGTGAGTAGCAGACTTAAAGAACGTGCTGATGGTAGTCTTATGATTTCTACTAGTATGGGTTTTAATCATGCTAAGAAAATTGCTAAGTCTAGATTTAAGACTTATGGTTATAAAGGTAAAATAGTTAATATTCATCCTTTTAATGTTAAGAGTGCTAGTATTGCTTGAAATAATAGTTAATCTAGCCGCCCCGTAGAAGATGTGATAGATTAAATTCATTATCTTTGCATTGTAATTAATAATAACAGTTATGATACAAGATAATGAATTTGATTATAATGCTCAAGATATTGATGCATTCTGTACTAGTCATGATATTGATGATTATGACTTATTTGGTGAAATTATGGTTGGTGATGATGCTAACTATGATGAACTTAGTGATAATATATTATACGAATAATTAAAACATAAGAGTATTATGAAAGAAAAAGAATTATCAGCTAATGATAAAAGACGTAGAACTACACTACGTAAAAAGAGTGTTGAAGAATTAGTAAATATTATTCTTCGTAAAGACGATGTTGAACGTAGACTTAATAAGTCTGTTGATACATTCAAGAAACTTCAACTTACTAATGAAAAAAGAATTGAAGTTCTTAAAGATTCTCTTTATAAGAGTGAAGAAATTCAAAGTAATCAAGAAAAAACTATTACTGCTCTTAATGCAACAATAGATAATAAAAATAAGAGTATTTCTACTTTTGAAGAGCATAATAAAGCTCTTTATGGTAAAATTGATGCTTTTGAAAAGACTATTAGAGCACGCAACAAAGAAGCACGTATATTATTTGCTATTATTGTTGCTTTTATAATTAATATTATTATTCTATTTTTCATATAAATAAATCTGGTGTTTTACAAGTGTGTAAAAACGTATTCATAAATTTATTCAGAGTATATGCCACTATTGCTTGTGAAAGTAGTAGTGGTTTTTTTAATGTTTAATAAATACAATTATGGAAGAAAATGTTATAACTGGTATTGTAATTGCTGGTAATATATATAATATTATGCCTAGTGGAGTTAAATGTCCACAATGTGCTGTAAAAGACCTTTGTCTTAAAGGTAAATTAGGTAGTAAAGTACAATTTGATTGTGCTAGTGTTCATCTTGAAAAAGCAAGTTAATTATGAATAAAGATAGAACTAAACTTCCTGATGTTCCAAGTACTATTATTTTTAGTGATGATATACTTGATGATATTTACTCTGATATGCAGGCTGACCAGGTAATTATGCTTGAACAGTCCGGTCTTTATGATGAGTAAATTCAAATTTAATGTAATTTCCTAGGTTTTATAGCTCTCAGTTAATTTGGCTGATAAGTTTATCAGCAAATTAATTTGAGGGCTTTATATCGCAAAATAAAATATTAAATAAAATGATAATTGTAACACAAAGTCAACTTAGGAATAAAGACACTAAAGCTATAATACTTTTACGTAATGAAATTAAAGCTAGTTTTAATACTAATACTATTGATTATTTTACTATAAGTGCTGTAGCTGAAATTCTATATAATAAGTTTAAACATAAGAAACATGATATAATATATCATACAACTATTTCTTATGAAGATATTAATAAACCATTTAAAATAAGAATTAATTATGTTAGTAAAGAAAAAGAGAAAAGAATATAATCATAAAGAATTTGCCATTGGTACTAAGATTGAGTATAATAACAAATTATATGAAGTAGTTAAAAGTAATACTTGTGAGAATTGCTCTATTAGTTCATTTTGTAGTGCTTCTGATAATTATGTATCATCATTATTGATACCTAGAGATAAATTACTTAGTACATTCGGTAAATGTTCTGCTATCGATAGAACTGATGGTGCATCTGTAGTATTTAAAGAAATTTCTAAAGATGATTCTAAAGATAATACTAAAGATAAGTATCACAAGATTATACCTTTATTTAGAGATGATAATCCTAGTAAATTAAAATCTGTAGAATTTGATTTACCTAATGGTTATGTAATTGATAAAGATAATAGCGATTTAGATAAAGGTATTATTAGATTTAAGAGAAAATGGTTAACAATAGAAGAAATGTATAAATTAAAACCTATTGTTACTTGTGAATATGTTATTCTATCTACTGTTATAAATGCATCAAATCGTAAGAAAATAGTTTCTTTAGCTAATCTTATGGATATTGCTAGATACTTTAATGGTGATTGGGAATATGATGTTACTAAAGAAGTTGTAGATTATTCTATTGCTTATTATAAATTTGTAGAAAAACCACATTATTCAGTTTGTAAACTTGATACTTCTTTTTATACATATTATGGTAATCCAGTATTTAAAAATGAAGCTGATGCACAATATGTAATAGATAATCCTAATTTTAGAGATATTCTTGATAATATATTTAAAGTATAAAAATTATGGGAAATGAAGATTTATATGTAGGTGATGTTAGAAACTATTATAATACTCAAAGTATTATACTTAGTGCTAATGAACAACCTAGTTTAAAAGCTTGTAGTAGTAGTTTTCCTGATGGTAAAACTCAACGTAGAGAACGTAGAGCTAAAGCAATTAGAAGAAGAAAGGGTAGACTATGATACTATGTAATAGTTGTCTTTATCAGTTTGATACAAGACATTGTTGTGTGCCTGATTTTGGAGAAGTTGTACAATGTAATGCTTATGTTGATAAAAAAGACTTTTATAAACATTCTTCAAAACGTAAAGGTTATGTTATTCCTTATAACTTTCCTCTTAATACTCGTAGAGGTTTTAGAACTATATATTATCTTATGAGATTAAGTCAGCATGATATGACTACTGTAATTAAAGATATAATTGCTGTTAGACATGCTGGTATTAATTTCATACTTAATATATGTGATAAGTTAGAAAAGGAAAATAATTGTATGCTAACTTCTCTACGGGGAGGCTAGAGTAATTAAGTTCTGCTAAGTGTAGTAATACGGCTTATGGTGCGAAACCAAGCAGAACTTCCATTGAATGTAGTGTTCAAGTAGATGATTTATTTATTAATTAAACTTTTTGTAAAATGGCTAAAAAACATGATGAAAGAAAGGATTTAAAGTGTGTATCACGTATTGCAAAGATTGATGGTAATTGTATTATCATTCCAATTAATGCAGTTATTGGTATTCGTACTTGGGGAAGAATTGATTTTCTTGTCCATTATTGTGAATATGTGATTAATCGTGGTAGTAATACTATTAAGCCTTCTAATCTTAATTTTGAAGATGCTACTGTAATTGCTAGAGAAGCTAAGAAGATTAAGAAAGAACATAAACTAACAAATAAGAAGAAATGAATGTAGATTATTCTAAGCTTAAATTTGTATTTAAGCCTAAAGCTTCTACTAAACGTAGAGCACCAACTGTACTTCCTAATAAGAAGTTAACTAAATTAGTTCCTGGTCAAGTTATTCAAGACGAACAAGGTAATTTTACTGTTCGTATTAAGTACTTTGATTATATTAATAGACTTACCAAAGATACTAATATAAGTAATGTAGGTAAAGATGGAGTAACTCTTCCTTTTACTGAAGATTCTTATGATTTAACTAAATGTGAACGTATATTCACTAGAGTTGGTCAAAGGAATAGACAATATATTAGTTTACTTCTTAGTGAAAGTGATAGAATATTCAAGAAAGCAGACCCTAATCGTTATGTACCTTTTTGTCATAACTGGATTTGTTCTTGTTGGATTGTTAGAATTGATGGTAAACTTTATGCTAAATTCAATAGAATTTTAACTCTAGTTGGTCATGATTATAATGTTAAACATTTAATAGATGATGAGGAGGATATATAATGAGTAATACTGATGAATTTACTATAAATACTCCTAATAAAAATAGAGCTAAAAAGTTTACTTTTACTGATGACCAAACAAAAGCTTATAATGGACTTATTAAGTTTATTAATGAACCTTATAATCCTAAAGATTTTAAGCGTGCTTTAATTGGTCCTGGTGGTACTGGTAAAACTTTTCTTCTTAAAGCTTTACTTCAAGATTGTAATATATCATTCTCTGAAATAGGATTAAGTGCTCCAAGCCATAAAGCTTGTAGAGTTCTTAAAAATAGTATTAGAGGTACTCATTGTAATGTTAATACTATTCAATCTGATTTTGGTTTTAAACCTAATTATGATATTGAAAAGTTTGATATTAACAATGTTACTTTTGCTTCTTATGGTCGTATAAAGATTGAAGATTATCGTCTATATATAGTGGATGAAAGTTCTATGCTTAATCGTAGTCTTGTTACTTATATTGATAAGATGATGAAGAAGTATAGTATTAAACTTATATTATGTGGTGATGATGCCCAAATCCCGCCCGTAAACGAGAAAGATAGTTATGCTTTCAAAGGCGTTACATCTTTCAGACTTACACAGATTGTACGACAAGATGAAGATAATCCTATAAGAACTCTTACTGAACTTCTTCGTGGTGATGTTTATAATGGAACTTTTAACTTCTTAAATTACATATCTCGTAATCATAGTAAATTTGATAATACTATGACTAAAGGATTTGTAGTTTGTAATTCTGCTCAATTTCAGCAAGAAGTTGTGAAACAATTTAGTGACGAATCAATTACTCGTAATACTGATTATGTCAAAGTTATATCTTATACTAATAAAGCTGTTTCTAATTGGAATAAATTTATTAGAGAAAGTATAATTAAAGACAGTGAAAAATCTGTTATTACTAAGAATGATTTGATTACTTCTTATGTCACTATTGTAGACCAATTTAATGATGCGATTATTCAGAATAGTGAAGATTATATTGTAAAAGAGATAGCTAACTATACTCATCCACAATATGAGCTTAAAGGTTTCATGGTTAAATTTCAAGCTGTATTTGGTGGTCAAGTTACTTCTCCATTATTTATTATAGACCATAGAGATAAATATACTATGGCTATGTATTGTAAGATTGCTGATAATTTAATTCAGCAAGCTAAGAATGCTCGTAGAGATATTCGTGCTGCTAAGTGGAAAGCTTATTATAAGTTTAAAGAATCTTGTCTTCTTCTTGTTAATATTGGTAGACCTGATGGTTCTATTCTTTATTATAGAGATTTAGATTATGGTTTTGCTATTAGTAGTCATAAGTCTCAAGGCTCAACTTACAATGTAAGCATGGTAGATGTTATGGATATTGTTTATGATAAGTATGGTAGACCTTACACTAATGCTAGTGATATTAATAAAAGGCTTTATGTTGCTGTTAGTAGAGCTAAAGAAAAAGTGTATTTGAGATATGGATATTGATAATAATAGCTTTGTTAGACTAGTTCGAGTTCTTAAACAAAAAGAACAAGATGTAGCTAGAATTAAAGATACTATATCTAATGGTATTCTTGATGAAAATGATTTGAACCTTGGTGATACTGTAAAGTTAACCAAAAAAGATAATAGTCGTACTGTTATCGGTACTCTCTTAGATGCTACTATTGTTATTATTGATGATAATTATCATAAAGGTGTTGTTGTTCGTCCCGATTATGTTTACGAAAGTGTTGAGTTTTCGCTGGCAGAATGGAACATCGAAGTGATACCAAATTCATCAGATGACAATTTTGTTGAGTTTTAAGCGATTTGAATAGTTTAATCGATTAATTAATCACGAAAATTATTTGATACGCTCAAATTAAAAATTAAAATATTAAATAAAATGTGTAATACAAGTAATATTCCTTCTTTTAAAGAACGTGTACAATATTACATTAATAAAGAAGATGAAATAAAGAAAGATTATCAGAATCGTATGAATGCTCTTAACGACGCAGCAACTGCTGATATTCTTGCTAACTGTCCTATTAAAGTTGGTGATGTTTATGTAACTGAATCTAATAATGCTTGGGGTGTTAAACATCAATATTATAAAGTTGCTAAACTTAAAGCTAATGTTAATGGTTCAGTTCATGTTTATGGTTGTAAACTTAAACTAGATAAAACTTGGGGTAAACGTGATAATATATTCATGTTTATTGCTTCTATATGTGATAATTATGCCGTTGAGCATTATGAGAAAGTAGAAAATTATGTTGAACCTAGTAAAGATTAATTAATTATGAAAAGAAGTGATTCATTTTAGATACTAAGTAATTATGATTCCTAAAGTGTGTAATGATTGTGCTTTAGGTATGTTTAATACTAAGTGCAAATGTCTTGATGGTGTTGGTAATCCAATGTCAGGTATGATTATTGTTGTGCCTAATGTTGATTACAATGCTTATAAGAATAGAGGAATGACTTTTAGTAAGTATGTGGAAATAGTAAAGGAAATTATTACACCTCTTACGGGGGGTCTAGAACAACTAGACCCTTATATTGTTCCTCTTATTCGTTGTAAGCTTGATGAACGTTGTCCTGTAAATCAATATATAGCTAATAGATGTATGCTTCATACATTTGCTGATATTAGAATTAATAATATCAAGAAGATAATGCTTCTTGGTAATGCTGCTACTAATTTTGGTTTTGATATTACTAAAGGTAAAGATAAACTATATTATATAGCTCCTTATGTTTACAGTACAAATTACTCTCCTTTTATTAAGTTTATAGATGATAATAAATACGATGAATTTCGTAATCGTCTAGTTAAATGGCTTACTGCTAGTAAAGATAATAATTATAATGGAATGGAAATAATTAAATTGATAAATGATTCATAGTTTAGCTGTAGACTTAGAAGTATTTGAGAATATGATTTCATTTACTTTTGTAGATGTTAGAGATTATCTTAATAAATTTGCAGATTGTAAAGGTGCTTTAACTGATACTTTAACAGTTGAAGAAATTAAATCTAGACTTGATAGTATAAAGAGTTGGATATTTTATATTACTGATACAGATGATTCACAGATGTTAGAGTTGATAGACTTCTTTGAGAAGATGCGTCCTATAACTAAAGATGATGGTACTGTAGACAGATATGATTTATTTGGCTATAACAATCAAGCTTATGATGATATGATGACTAGAGCTTTCCTTATGTATTGGAATCGTTTTGATACTAGTAAACAACTTTGTTCATTTCTTAAAGAAGTGAATAATAAACTAATATCTCTACAAGATGATAAAGATGCTTTATGGAATGACCCTCTACTTAATGTTATTCGTAAGTATAGATTACCTTATGTAACTGTTGATTTGTTTAAAGTTTATGCTCTTAATTCTGCTGGAGTAAATGTAGATAAAGATACTGGTGAACGTAAGAAGTATGGTAAAAGTTTAAAGCAAGTTAGTATTAATCTTAAATGGTATAATCTTCTTGATTTTAAGCTACCTCCAATAGATGATGAAGAAGGTGATGTATATAGGAAAAAAGATGAATATAAAGGCATGACAAATGAACAATTAAATCATTTGTTTGTTGCTGACTTTAATAGGTATCTTATGCCTAAATATATAAAACCTATGCTTCATTATAATAAGAATGATGTATTTCTTGTTTGTGAGATAGCTAGACAAAAGCCTGATGAGATTAAACTTAGATATAGTCTAGGTCATGCTTTTGGACTTAATTTCTTATGTAGTGCTCGTAGTAATATAGCTGATAGACTTATTAGTAAATTCTATGCTGAAAAAACTGGTTTACAATATGATGCTTTTAAAAATCTTAGAACTGAAAGAACTGCTCTAAGTTTTAAAAGAATAATATTTCCTCATATTAAGTTTAAAACTAAACAACTTCAAGATATACTTGAAGAAATGAAGAAAGTGATTATATATCATACTAATAAAGATTCTTTTTGCAAAGAGTTTACTTTTTATGGTACTGTTTATACTTTAGCTACTGGAGGACTACATTCACAAGATAAACCAGCAGTTCTTCAAAGTACTAATAATTATGTGTATACTCATAGAGATGTTGGAAGTTTTTATCCAAGTACTATGATAGCATATAATATTGCTCCTGAACATCTTCATAAAAAGATATTTATATCTCTACTTCGTGAATGGAGAGATACTCGTATTAAGTGTAAACACACTAAAGATGAAGATGGTCAAATAGTGCCTGGTGTTCACAATAAACTTGCAGCTGAAGCTCTAAAGATTGTTATAAATGCAGTATATGGTAAATTAGGTAGTTCAACATTCTATTTGTATGATAGATTGGCTCAAATGCAAGTTACAATCAATGGACAACTTATGGCATTAATGCTTGTTGAAGAGCTTGAGCTTAATGGTATTCATTGTGTATCTGCTAATACCGATGGTATAATTGTTAAATGTCCTAGAAATAAAATAGATATTTGTAATGCTATAGAAAATAATTGGTGTGAAACTAATCATCTTACTATAGATTCTGAATATTATGATACTTTTGTTACTAGAGATATTAATAATTATGTAGATAGACAAGAAGATGGTAAATTAGAGTATAAAGGTGCTCTAGACCCAAAGCAATATATCAAAGACTTAAAGAAAGGTTATGATATGCCTGTTGTCGCTTTAGCTGCTTGTAATTATTTTCTATATGGAACATCTGTGATGGAAACTCTTCGTAATCATAAAGATATTCTTGATTTTTGTAAAACTCAAAATGTTGGTAAACAATTTGAAGTTATTTATGAAAAAGTAGTAGATGGAAAACGTGTTGAAGTTCGTAGTCAACCTCATGTTCGTTTCTATGTATCTACTAGAGGAGTTGTGATTATGAAAGAGCATAAACTTACTGGTAAACGTAGTGTACTAGCTAGTGGAAAGCCAGTTCAAATTCTTAATTTACTTGACGATAAAGATATTAGTGAGCGTAATATAGATTATGCTTATTATTATGAAGAAGCTTATAAGATTATTAATCCTATTAAGCTTGGAATAAGTCCTAATCAGAAAGGTAATGTAAAGAATAAAACTCTTAGTGGAAAAGCTCTATTAAAGAAGAACTTTGGTATGTATAATAGTTTATTTGATAATGAAGAAGAATAATGACAGAAGAACAAGTTTATTTAAATGCTGTTGATGCTTGGAGATTAAATAAAGGAATAGGTACTTTTGTAATACCTGCTCCTTTTGATGCTCTAAGACCTCTGCTTTATATTCTTCCACAACTTTACAATAAGTCTCCTACGACTAGTGTTGTTATTATTGTGAAAGATTTTGCAGATAGAAGTAGTATTGAAAGTTATCTAACTACTTTGAACAATGAAGTATGGAATAATTCTTTTCGTACTGTAATACATAATGGAAGTCTTAGGATTTTAACTACTGAATATGCTGCTGAACATATTAATGATTATAGTCCTTTATTGACTATAATTTATAATCCTAGTATATTTCATTTTGTACATATAGCTATGATAGAAAAGTCTAAGTTTAAGCTAGTAATTCTTAGCAAACTACTAGATAATAAAACTATGGATGATTTCTATACTGTTGCTCCTAGTATTGGTAACTTTAGTCAAAATGTTATTGATGAAGTTAGAACTAACCGCCCCGTAAAAGAGTGTTTGGTAGGGTTAACTATAACACCTGATACTGAACTAGATAAAGAAATGAACTATTATAATAGGGAAATTTCTACTGCTCTAGCTATATTTGGTAACTTTGATAATATCAAGTATGCTAGATTGGGAAATAGTGCTACTAATTGTTCTAGTATGATGATATGTGATGCTATTGCTCGTACTAATGGCTGGGATAATCATTTAGATATGTCTTCAGAATTTAATAGAGATATAGATAAACTTTATAGTCCTTCTGCTATTAAAGAACGTGCTGATAGTATTTATAATATCATTAGAGAACGTAGTACTAAACTTGCTAGTTCTAAAGATAAACTTAGTAATATCTTAGATATAGTCAATGATAATTTAGACAAGAATATACTCATTATAAACAAGTATGGTGAATTTGCTAATCTTGTTACTGAATATCTTAATGATAAATCTGGTAAAAAGATTTGTGCTAATTGTCATAATAAAGTAGATAATGTTCCTGCTGTAGATGATTATGGAAATCCTATTCTTATAAAGAGTGGTCCAAAGAAAGGTCAACCTAAACTTCTAGGTGTTATTGCTCAAAAGAAACTTGCACAGAAACTTATGAATAGTCATAAGATAAATGTAATTTCTTGTGGTGCGTCGCCTGATAAATCTTTAGATGTTGATATTGATTTGGTTATAATCACTTCTCCGTTATGTGATACTATTGAGAGCTATTTCTATAGGCTTTCTAAGGTTCATTTCAGTAATGAGGTATTATTATATACCTTATTCTATAAAAGCACATTAGAGGAGAAAAAACTAGAAGATAGGACTGTTCCAGCCAATCATACAATAATTAATGATTTTGATAGAAATGTTAAAGTTGATAATAATAATGATTATTGTATTGTTGATTAAGAAAAAGTTCTTATCTTTGCAGCAGAAATTAGAAAACGAACTAATAAGCTCTTTGAAATAATGAATGATACTAAAGATGAGAATGGTAGCAATCGTAGTTTGATTGTTAGACAAGATGATGTTAATACTGGTATTCATGTTCTAAATCTTCTTGATGAGAAACAACTTGCTAATGCAGAAGTATTTCTAAAGAAGATTATTGCTACAGAAAAAGGCGGTGTTAAGAGTGTAAATGAAGGTCTTGCTATTCTTATGAGAGCACAAGATTTAAGATTACCTTTTAGTACTTGTATAGAACATATCCATGTAATTAATGGTAAAACCGGTGTTGACGTTCATATCGTCAAAGCGTTGTTGTCAAGGGCAGGTATAGTCTGGGAAACTACTAAAGATTATGTACCTCAGTATAAGTATACTGATGGCAATAATGTTTATGATGAGACACTACTTCCACAGTATTGTGTTAAATGTCGTACCAAAGCAGAAGCTGAAAGTAAAACAGACGATGAAATAGTTGGTGTTTATCCTCTTAAATATTATAAAGATTTAAAAGGTAGAATATACAACGAATTTCAAATTAACGAACAATGTATTAAGTGCATTAATCTACCACAAGCTATGAAAGTAGCTCAAGAAGGTAAGTTTCCTGTTATTAGAACTCAGGCTACTCCTACAGATTATGTTACTGAATATAAGTTTACTAGGTTTAAGAGAATATATGGTAAAGTAGTTGAAACTCATGCTGTAGGTCATTTCTCTTATACAGAAGCTAATACGGCTGACTTATTTACTAAAGATACTTTTAAGAAATATACTCGTATCATGATTGGTCATCGTGCCTTTATGTATGGTGCGAGAGACATAGCTAGTGATATTCTTATGGGTGTTATGTCAGACGATGAATTATCCGAAGTCTTTGCCAATTCAGTTCCTAATGATGAAGACTTTGTAAATATTGAAGAAATTTCTAATGGTGAAGTTTCTCCAGAATAAGGAACAATTTAGTGTGTAAATAGTATTATACTATATAATTATTTTATTAACAATTTAAATATTTAAAGTTATGAAGATTAACGGTTTATCATTCGGTATTTCAGCAGTTGCAAGTGGTGTTAAGAGTAGTGTAGTTAATGCTGAGCCTCAGCTTATTGTTGCTACTACTAAGGGTGGTTTCGCTATCACAGGTTCTGTATCTAAGGTTCTTGGTTTGCAGCCTGGTGATAACATTATGTTTGCTAATAACATTGCTGATGTTGAAGCACTTGTAATGGCTAAGGAAAATACCGATTTGTTGGATTATGCTAAGAATAATGGTTTCGACCTTGAGACTTCTGAGGGTGTAGAAGCTTGTATTAAGTCTCTTACTGTTTGGTATATTGCTAAGGGTGTTCCTATGTTTAAGAAGGATGGTTCAGAAGCTACTGTAGCTGTTCGTCTTACTAAGGAAGAGAAGAAGAAGCTCTATGATGAGAATGTTGATGCTATCATTGCTGCTAATCGTGCTCAGCTCATTGCTGCTTACAACCTTAATGAGGATGCTACAGATGATGAGATTAAGGAGCATTATACAGTTGATGAAATGCAGAGTCCACAGACTCAGGCATTCAGTGGTTGTAAGCTTGCTGCTAGTGGTAATGCAGTTGGTACTGGTTTGAAGCTTAACTTCTCTGATACAAACAACTGGGAACAGCTTAAAGCTGATATGGAAGATAAGACTGCTTTGAAGCGTGTATTCTCTGTTGATATTAAGAATGGTGAGACAGGTAAGTTCAACGATGGTCATAAGATTGTTGATGTTATCTATTATCCACTCGGTGAGTATACTGATGAGAAGCCTGCTCGTGTAGCTGCTAACAAGGCTGCTGAATCTGCTGAGTAATTAGTTCATTCATTAGATATTCATTCGCTTTTATTATAGGGGACTGAGCAAATCAGTTCCCTTTTTTAATCAATTAATATAAACGTTTAAAACTTAATTAAGTTATGACAGATGTAACAAAAGAAGCAGCAGCAGTTGCAAATGGTGCTGCAAAGAAGAATCGTAGAGGTATTAGTAATAACACAGTAGCTGCTGCTCGTCTTAAATTTCACGAAAAAGACGCTAGCCCAGCTAATGGTTTATTCATGGCTCATCTTGATTCTGTAAGTGTAGAGTGGTCTCAGAGTGGAGAAGGTAATTCTTTTGCTGGTCTTAAAATGCCTCGTCTTGTGGTTACTTTTGCTAGTAATCATGAGAATATTAAGGAACGTCGTTATGTTACTAAGACTTTCTTCCCAGTTGAGAGTAATGTTGATACTATTCCTGGTGGTAAGAATGCTTGGCAAGTAGATGCTCTTCTTAATTGGACAAAGCATCTTCTTGATGTATTCTATCTTAAAGGTCGTGAACTGACTCCTGAAGAGGAAGATGCTCTTACTCTTACATTTGAAGATTATACTGAAGATGAGAATGGCAATTTGGAGTATAATGCAGTAGATGCACAGGATGTTCTTAATGGTTATCGTCACATCTTTGAGAATGTTGCTGCTATGCTTAATGGTCAATTTAATCTTGCTGATGGTGCTACTGCTAAGCCTTGCTTTAAGGATGGTAATGGTAAACCTATTTCTTGTTGGATTAAGTTGCTTCGTGCTACTCGTAATCGTAAAGGTGATTGGGTAGATGTTGATAAGAGCAAAGATTTGCAGTTTACTTCATTTGTTGGTTCTGGTGCTATTGAGCTAGTTAAGATGAAGGAAGGAAAGATTCTTCCTCCTGTTATCCTTGCTATAGATAAGGTTAAGGAAAGCATTACTCCTAAGCAGACTAATAAGACTCCTACTGTTGGTGTTCCTGGTATACCTGGTATGCCTGGTATGACTGGTGGTGCTGTAGTTCCTCCTGTTGGTGGTGAGTTTGCTGGTGGTGCTCCTGCTGGTGCTGGATTTGACCCAACTGCTACAGATGACCTTCCATTCTAAGTAGATAAGTGAAGAGTTATCTCTTTGCCTACTAATTCTCAACTAAAGTTTAATGTTCTAAGGGGTAACGATGGTAGCAATACTGTTGTTGCCCCTAATTTTTTATCAATATGAAACGTAATGCTAACACAAGTAAACTTACAAAATCTTTTATAGAATCTAGAGTAAGTCAAGAAGAAATTGTAAGTAAATACTTAGATATACCATTAGAAGTAGTTAGAGATTGTGTTGAACATAATCATCTTATTACTTCTGTATTTCGTGATGATGATACTGATGGTAGTATGGGTATTGCATACAATGCCAAGGGTAGACTTAAAGTTCGTGATTTTGGTGGTGCTGGTTTCTTTGATGATGTGTATGGTGTAGTAGCTTACGTACTAAGTATTGTATATGAAAGACCAATTAGTACAAATAATAAACAAGATTTTTATTTTGTACTAAGTCATATTTATAGAACGTTTTCGTATCAAATAGATAATCGTGTTAACGATTATGATGTAGACGAATCTATAAAGAATGCTCTCGTTAAAGCTCGTAAGAAAAAAGCTATTATTGAAATTGTTCCTCGTAGTTGGAATCGTCAAGATAAAGCTATATGGGCTAAATTAAATGTAGATTTGAATTATCTTAATACTCATTTTGTTATTCCAGTTGAGCAATATTATATTGATAGAGTAACTAATCCTACTCCTAAATATAAAGATGCTAAAAGTGACCCTTGTTATGCTTATATGCTTGGTCGTAATAAATCTGGAGTATATCTTATTAAACTATATTTTCCATTACGTGATAGAATTAAGGAATTAAAGTTTGTAACTAATTGTAATGTACTTGAAGGTCTTCCTAATCTAGAAAGAGAAGATTATGATTATATTATTATAACTAAGTCTAGTAAAGATAGATTAAGTTTAGGTAGTCATCTAAGCAAACATATCTTCTACGGGGCGGATGGAAAAACTCTTAATATTGGAGTTGTTAATCTTCCTAGTGAAAATTATAGACTTAAAGCTAATGAATATACTTGGCTTAGAAAAAGACTTAATAATGAAGGTATGATTGTTAGTCTTCTAGATTTTGATAGGACTGGACGTGATGGTGCTGATTATCTTTTAGAAACTTATGGTATTCCTTATCTTTTTATTACTCGTGGAGAATTTGGACTTGAGAATTATGAGTGTAAAGATTTTGCTGATTTACATGATAAATTCAATAATGATGAAATAGATACTTTTATTAAAGAAACTATTAGATATGTCGAAATCCGATACAGAAAAGATAAGAGTAATACCGATGCCTATTTCAAAAGATTATCAGACTGTGATTTGCCATACTGAGAAAGCTGGTAATAAAATCAAATCACAAACTCGTATTCTTATGACTTGGATAAGTGATAAAGAAGAAGCTCTACTTGATAAAGGTAGAGCTATTTCTATAACTAGAGGCGGTATTACTTTTGACCTTGATAAAGACAATATATTTTCGTATGGAGAAGTAGATTTTCATGATGGTACTGAAGATTATGATGCTTTAAATGAATTAATTCCTTTTAAAGATGTTGTTCATATTCCTCTTAATTACGATTATGATACTCATACTTGTAAAACTCCTACAAAAATGTATCAAACTAGAGAAACTAATGATATTGGTGCTATGGCTCAATATGCTCATGGTCGTCTAGGTAAACCAGATAAAATTGTAATATTCAGATTAATAGCTAAAAAATGGTAAGATTTCCAAAAGCTTATACTATGGTAATAGATGAACAAGTTAAAGCTATGGCTATCAAAGATATTAGTATTTATGGTGCTGATGAATTTGTTGCTAAAGCTTGTGTTCGTCTTGATTGTTCTCGTATTAAAGATGATATGAGAATGATGCAAACTATTGGTACTCCTTATCAATATGAAGTTAGTCGTACTCTACATGGAATTAATTATGCTCTTGAACAAGGGTGGATTGATGAAAATAAAAGAGACGAATATGTTTCTAAACTTGTAGCTTTACATAAACGTAATCTTAAATATGAAGAAGATAATCCTCCTATCGTATATGATAAGAAGAAAGGTTTAAAGAAGACTACTCGTACTACTAGAAAGAAAGCTAAAGAAGGAACTCTTGATGGTTTTGAAAAACCTAAGAAAGAAAAAGCTCCATCTGCTGCTCAATTAAATGCTCAAGCTAGAGCTAAACTTATTAGTAAATTAAAAATCAACTTATGAGACTTTATAAAAGAAATGCAAAAGGTGAACCTCAATTTTGGGATATATCTGAACTTCCTAATGGTAACATATCTTTGAAATATGGTTTAGTAGCTGGAACTACTATTCATGATGAAGAAGTTGCTAGAAAGTTAGTTAAAGGTAACGAAATTGAATCTCGTATTAAAGCTAAACGTAAAGAAGGATATAAAGAAGTTTCTGAACTTAAAGATAATGCTCCTGAAAGTTTTCCTGATTATGTTAGTTTAATTAAGTATCTTGATACTTATCTCCCAAAGAATAATACTACTGATGAAGGTTTTGTTCTTCCAATGCTTGCAAAAGTACTTAAAGATAATAAACCTTTTGACAAACGTAGTTATTTAGGTCAGTATAAAATTAATGGTGTTAGATGTATTATTGGTGCTGAACAAACTAATGATATGTTTAATCCTGTTAGACTTACTTATCGTTCTAGAGAAGGTACTAATTGGACTCCTAAACTTACTTGGATGGATAAAGTAATTCTTCCAGCTATTAAAGATGATTTACTTGATGCTATGATTGAAGAAGGAGCTTGCCTTGATGGTGAACTTTATATTCCTGGTTATAAAGTAAATGATATTAATAGTTTTGTTAAGAATGAAAAGCTTCCTCAACATCTACTTCTTCAGTATTGGTGTTATGATATTGCTATTGATAATATGAGTTATGAAGCTAGACGTAAGTTTAAGATTGATAACATAAGTAGACTATGTTATACTTTTGATACTTACGAACAACATCTTAATAACAAGAGTAAACTTGTATTATTGCCTGATATTACTATTAGTAATATTGCTGATGCTACAAGATTCAGAGATAAGTTTATTAGTCTTGGTTTTGAAGGTCTTATTGTTCGTGATATTAATTCTGCTTATCAATTTGGTGCTCGTAATTTAGCTATGCTTAAATATAAACGAATTGATGATGCTAAGTTCAAAATTGTTGATGTTATTCCTGAAGGAGTTAGAACTACACTTTGTAAGTTTGTTCTTAAAAATGACATTAATGATGAACTGTTTGAAGCTATTGGTAATTTTGACCATTCAAGACAAGAATATATTCTTAAACATAAAGAAGATTTTATTGGTAAACTTGCAACTTGTGAGTTTCGTGAAAGGTCGGGTGTTAAGAACGTGCCCTTCCATTGCAAGTTAGTTGATATTCAAAAGTAGATACAATAATGAATTTAAACGCTTATGATAATGTAAAAGAAGAATTAGATAAACATAAAACTTGGTATTCTCCAAAGTTTAAAAGATTATATAGTCGAGAAATAAAGTTTAGAAGGTTCTATAAGTTTATGAAACGATGGAATGAAACTATTAAACGATATGATTATTTTCTAGCTGTTAGTATGAATAATGTTGATGGTAGATTTAGTATAACTAATAAAGATAATTATAGTAGATTAAAGTTTTCTATTCCTAAAGAAGTTATTGAAGATTCTATTCTTAATAGTATGACTATAGATGCTAATATTGAAATTAAACTTGTTGATGCTCAACCTGATGGTGAAGTGTATCAGTTGAACATATAACATTAAATTACTAAAGCCGCCCCGTAGAAGATGTGGCAGATTTCCACTTTACTTCGTACGTGAGCGGCTTTATTATACTCGCTTATTAGTTATTCATATAACTAAATTCAATTCGTTAGAAACAAAATTAAAATATTAAATAACTTAATAATATGACTAATGAAGATTACAATAGTGGTTGGTTTGGTTGTTTAGTACTTATTGTACCTTATATAATAATAGGAGCTTTAATATTTCTTTATTATGCTATTCGCAATCATGCAATTTAAAATAATGTACTTATTGTAGAACATTTAAAAAGTAAAATTATGACTAAAAGTAAAGTAGGTGCTGAACCTAAAGGTAAAATTAAACATTCGTTTACTAAAGACGTTGGTATTCATGAAGGTATTCATCGTGATGAACCTGGTTGGTATGATGGTAAACTTCATTGTTATTGTTTTGGTTATGGTTATTTCTTCCATAGAGGAAAACCACTAGGAACAAAACTTACTCCTGATTATATTAAAGATAATTGGTATAAAGAAGAATGGTGTGGAGGACTTAAAGCTCCTTGTATGGCTGTTATTAATCGTGAACGTAAAATAGCTGTAATTAAAGAAGGAACTGATTATTCTTGGAGTATTGAAACTGGTCTTCCAGTAGGTTATAGTATTTATAAAACTGATGAAGATATTCCTCTTTATGATATAACTGAACCAAAGAATAAGAAAGTACTTATTAAGATGCACATGACATATCTTATTAAAAAGTATCTTGGAACGTTTTATCATGAATATAAAGTTCTTAATAGTGTAAGTAAACAAATTCCTGATTATGGTAGTGAACATCGGCTACGATATTTTACTGAGATTAAAGGTTTTGCTAATAAATATAAGTTTATACCTAAGTGTAAACCTTTATATACTAAACCATATTGGATAAATGATTATAAAGTTGATTTTCCTACTATTAAAACCATTCTTGAAGATAAACTGTTTACTGATGAAGAAAAACTTAAAATTGAGAAATGTAAGTTCTATACTAAGTTTTGTCTTTATAAAGGTATTAGTTGGAAAGAACTTGATAACAATTGGTCTGATGACTATATTGAAGAAGTAAAAATTAAAGATAAAGCTAAAGCTGAAGATTTTGATAAACTTGCTAAGAGATATGCTGATAAGTCAGAAGCTAATTATAAAGAAGCTTTATCTAAGGTAAATAGTTCTGTTAATGATTGGAGAAAACCTAATTATACTTCTAAAATAAAGTATATTAGATATTATGCTAATTATTATAAAAGAACTATCGAACCAATCCCTAGTTTTATTCATAAGGCTGTATTCTATAATACTCAACTTAGACTTAAATCTGGTAAACCTAATTGGGTTGAAACTAGTCGTGGTGCTATAGTTCCTCTTGAAGCTGCTATTAATGTATTTAATCGGCTTTATACTGATTATATTCTTAGTGGTAAAACTATATTTAAATTTAAACGTGATGAATTTAGAATTGGTTCATTTTGTGTTTCAAGTATTTCTTATGAAGATAAGTTTGTTGACCTTATTAAATGTGGATATGATGAACCTAAGAAATTAGACTATAAAGAATGGAAGTTCTGTATAGGTTGTCAGATATTATGGTTTGATGATATTAAAGATTTTGCTAGATATTATAATCTGCAAGATAAACTTAGTTTTCCTCTAGATAAAACTACTGATGAATGTATGGAAAATCATTTGATTCGTTTACCTAGTGGAAAAACTATTAGTGCTGTAGGAACATTAGATATTTAAGTTTTAATTTAATAAATAATAATTATGACAGAAAGTGATTTAAATTATTGGAAAGCTGCTCTTAGTGTAGTAGTTCCAAAACATCTTGTAACTCCTGAAGTTGTTGCATTACGTGACCAACAAAACAAAATGCTTAGTCTTATGGCTAAGAAGAATGCTGATTATGGTAATGCTTTCAATAAAGGTTGTGATAAACTAGGCTATAGATATGGTCTAGCTAGAATGTATGATAAAGCTAATCGTTTGGTTCATCTTATTGAAGATGATTTTCAAGGTTATAGTAATCCTAATGTTGAAGATGAAAGTATGTTTGATACTATTCAAGATTTAGGTAATTATTGTAATATGTTATTAGCTTGGCAAGCTAGTAATAATGGTCATGAACCTACAATACCTTCTACGTGGCGGGTAGAGTCAACTTTCATTGATATTTCTACTCTCGTTAAAACAGATAAACTTATTCTTATCGAAGAAACCAGTAAGAAAGATGTAACTAATGAAATTATAGCTGCTTACGGTTTTGAAAATCTTTGTAAAGATAAAGATGGATATGTATATAATTTATCTGCTGATAATAAAGAAATTCCTGTTACTAGCGAACACAAAGAAAACGTAATCGCTATGACTTCTGAAGATTATGAAGCTGGAAAAGATTTTGTTAAACGTAAAAAGTAAATAATTATGATTAAAGTTGTAAATCCTAGTGTTGAAGTTTGGAAACAAGAAGGTTATACACTTGATGCTATTTTTAAACATATAGCTAGATGTGCTCGTGTTTGCTATCAAAGTACTCCTAAAAATAAAGATGAAAATGCTTATGATTTTCTTCTTAGAACTATATTTAAAGGACATGATTTCTTCAATCTCACTAAGGTTAATCCTAAGAATCCATATGAACGAATACTTGCTCCAAACGCTTATGGTGATGTAGATTTAACAAGTCTTCATTTAAGTTGTTGTGAACATGCTACAGTTCATCTTAAATTTCCTACTTTCATGCCTAGAGCTGCTGCTATGTGGGAAGGGGTATATGAGCATAATAAATATAGTAGAACTAATAATCATGATGGTTATCTTTATGTTACTACAAATCTTAGAGTAATAATAGAAAATTATGCTATTGACACTCTTGAGTTTATAGATACAACTCCTAATTGTCCTTATTATATGCCAAGAACTACTGTTTGTTTTATAACAGATATTGGTGCTAGTCGTGAACTTAATCGTCATAGAGTTAATAGTATTGTAGAAGAATCTACTCGTTATTGTCGTTATAATGCTAATAAATTTGGTAATAACATAAGTGTTGCTAAGCTTCCTTGGATTCCAGATTCTGATGCTGATGGACAATGTTATAATACAGGATTTTATGGAGATGAAGAAATATTTAATGATAATTATCTTCAAGGTCATTATTGTGAAGGTTGGACAGCTATAGATTGGTTTCTTTATGGTCTTCAAATAGCAAATCTTGTATATTGTAAATGTATTGAACTTGGTTGGACTGCGCAACAAGCTAGAGAAATTCTTCCTCTTAATACTAAGACACAAGTAATTCATACTGCTTTTGTTGATGATTGGGAGCATTATATTAATTTACGTTCTAATGGTGTTAGTGGAGCTCCTCATCCTATGGCTAAAGAGCTTGCTGATGAAGTTGACAATTTAATTAATGCTATAACATGTGGATAAGTATATTAAATTATAATATAGGACAAATTGAAGTTACTGATGTAACTGATGATTTCGCAGAAAACAAAACTGCTACTGATGATAACGAAAGAGCTGTAGATTGGCTTGAATCGAATGGTTTTTGTTCTGATGAAGTTGGTTATATGTTAACTGATGAATGTCCTTTGTGTGTAGTAAATAATGTAGAAACTCATTTAAACTTATAAAATTATGGAAAAGACAATTAATGAAGTTAAGAAGAATGCAAAGACTTTAGAGAATGATATTCTCAAGTTGATTAGTGATTTTGAAGTAGCTAATCCTGAAGTTGAAGTTCGTGTTACTGTAGGTCGTAATTATTCTATTGTTGAAGATGGTAAAATTACTCATAGAGCAGATGTAGATTTAACTATTAAATAATTAAATAATATGGCTAGAAGTATTTTTGATATTGATAGAGAACTTTATTCTCTTTATGATGAGATTGAAGAAGCAGGTGGAGAAATAACTCCAGAAATGGAAGAAAAGCTTGAAATTAATGGTCAAGAAATGACTAATAAAGTTAAAAATATAACTAACTTTATTAATAATTTGAATGCTGATATTCTTGCTATTAAGTCTGAGACTGATAGACTTGCTAAACTCAAGAAGTCTAAAGAGAATACAATTAAAGGTCTTACTAATCTTGTTCTTTTTGCTATTAAAAAGTATGGTACAGAAGATAAGAAAGGTAAGAAGTGGATTGATTGGGGTACTGGTAAAGTAACTATTCGTAAAAGTGAAACTGTTGAAGTTAATAGTAAGAAACTTGAAGCTATTAGTGATATGCTTAAAGTAACTTTTGCTAATGGTATATATACCGGCACTCTTAACCAAAATTCTTCTGTAGATGAACAAGCATTACTTGATGCTATTATAAATACAGCTAAAGATTCTGGTAATTATGAATGTAGTGAAATTGATATAGAAGACCTTGATAATGTTAATATTGAGGTTACTGTTCCAGTTAAACTTACAGACCTTCTCAAGGGTGATGGTTATCAGCTTATGACTAATATCGGAGCTGTTAATCGTGATGGTTGGAAATTTAAACCTAGTGTTGATAAGAAACTTATGAAAGTTAAAATCAAAGATAATGGTTGTGTTTCCAATATTGCTGAAGTTGTTGAAAATGATAATTTAACTATCAAATAACATGAGAGTTTCAGAACTAATACAAAAACTTAACAGTCTCCAAGAAACTAATGGAGACTGTCAAGTTATGGTCGATGATTTATATGCTAATAGTGTGAATTATGATTCTGCTTTAGGTTGTATAAATATAAAGTCTTATTAAAATAAATAGTAATATTATGTACAATGTATATTTAATTAAAACAGATATTAAAGTAAAAGCTAATACTTTTCTTAATATTAATATTCTAGCAGAAGATTTATCTGATGCTACAAGTAATGCTTCATATCTTAAATATAATGGAGAAGAACTAAAGAAACATATAGTTAATGTAGAAGTTCTTATTCAGAATGTACTACGTGATATATGGAACATTAAGGATTTGAATCCTGACTATAAAGGTGAAAATGAAACATATACAGATGAAGATGGTAATCCTCTTCCTACTGTTGGTTAATATTTAATTTAATGTTTAACAATTTAATTAACGCTGAGTTATGAGTAAATTTAATCGTGGTGGTCTTCCTTGGGCTATCGGTAAAGATGTATCTGATTGTGTGACTGCACAAGATGTAATGAAGAAAGCAGGTCTTGATTGGTCTGTTCAAAAGTGTGAACTTGTAGGTAAAATGCCTTTTAGAATAGGCAGTAATAATGATTTAGGTGAAGATGCTTTTGTGCATGATGGTAATATTTATCGTGAGTGTGCCAATGCTTATGCTACCTATCGTACAGATTGTAATTATCCTTTAGGTATAGTTAAAGATAAGTATGAAGTTGTTCAAAATATGGATGCTTTCAACTTCTTTAATAATGCTATTGGTGAAGGTAAAGCAATTTGGGATAAAGCTGCTTGTCTTAATATGGGAGAGAAAGTATATGTTAGTGCTAAACTTCCAGTACAAACTTCTGTAAGTAAAGATGATGTTATAGATAACTATCTTGTGTTTAGTAATGGACATGATGGTGGTTCATCTGTAGATATTATGATTACTCCTGTTCGTGTTATTTGTACTAATATGCTTAATGGTGCTTTGGATAAAGCTTCTTGTCATATTAGACTTAGACATACTAAGTCTATAAAAGAGAAACTTGAACTTGGTGCTCAAGTACTTAAAGTTGCTTGTTCTCATGCTTTAGACGCTCAAGAACTTTATCGTCATCTTACTACTATTAAGATGAGTGACGAAGAAGTTTATAAGTATCTTTGTGAATTGCAACTTACTCCTGCTGAGATTGAACGAATTAATCAGTACGACCCTAATAAAGGTTATGCTAGACTTGTTGCTCGTGATTATAGACTTCTTGAAGCAGTTGAAATATCTTCTCGTAAAGCTAATCAACTTTATAATATGATGGATTACTATAATGATGGTATCGGTCAGAAAGATATTTGTGGTACTGCTTGGGGTGCATATAATGCTATAACTGGTTTCTATTGTAACGTTGCTAATCTTGAAGGTGAGAAACGTATGAATAGTCTTGTTTGGGGTAGTGCTAATAATAATATGAATAAAGCACTTAATGCTGTTGTAGCTTATGCAAGTTAATTTTAATGGAAAAGAAAATCAATTTAAAGTACCTCATTACAAAGTTGGTGATGAGGTACTAGCTTTTAGTCATATTAGTGGTAAATTCTTTGTTGGTACAGTTAGTGCTGTAAATAGTTATGCTGATACTAACCAAAGTGTTGTAAATTACACTATTATGATTGATGAAACTAAAGGTGTTCCTAATGTTCCAGAAGCTTTAGTATTTGATAATAAAGATGATGCTAGAGAATGGGTAAAAGCATTAGATATGGAGCTATATAACTTTTGATACATTCCTTTACGGGGAGGATAGAGCAACTACTAGTGTTAGAATACTAGAAGTAGCTAAAGCCGCCCCGTAGAAGATGTTAGTGGTTAAAGTATCGTTAAACTACTTATTATTAGTAGTAATACTGATGATAATGTTTATCTTTGTAGTGATAATCATAGCAACTAACATTAATATGCTGTATTATATATTATATAGGTACGTTGTAACATATTGAGTGTTAGTTTATTAAACATTATTTAACGCTAAAAAATGTAGGTTGTTGTGATAGCAACCTACTTTTTTTGTATATTTGCACAAGCGTTGATGATGTATATAATACTTATGGTACTATGATTACTTTTATAAATTATAAAACAATTATGGCTGAAGCAACAGGTAAAGCTAGAACTAAAATAGATGGTAAACTACAAGATGTAGAAACTATTTATGATGTGTTTAAAGGAGCAGGAACATATTTTGCTCCTGAAATAGCCGTACATTGTTCTAAAACTGCAACTCAAGTAGCTTATTATATTTATAAGAAACTTAGTCAAAATCAAACTAGTTTTAGAATAGTTACAAAAGAAGTAATTAAATCCGGTTTAGTTAATGCTAAAACTCCAGATAGAGTTAGAGATGCAATTAAAGAATTAATTAAAGCTGGTGTTATGATTGCTTGGAAAGATATAGAAGGTATTGATGAATATAATTTTGATATTGATTCTAAATATTATCTATTAAATCCTCTTGTTATTAGACGATGTAGTACTAATGCTTTTAAACGTAATTGTGAAACTACTAAAGATAGATTCAATAATAGTAAACAATTATGGATAAATGAATATGATGCTATAGTTTATAATTTTGATACTAATGTATTACAAATAAAATATAATTAAATTATGAGTCAATTAAGTAATCGTATAGCAGATGCAATGATTAATTATGCAAATGCTTTTAAAGACACTCCTGACAACAGAGAGTTAGCTGAAAAAGAACTTAAAGAAGCTCTTCGTACAGCTATTGATTTTGTTCCAGTTAAGATTTGGCTTGACCCTAAAGTTAAAGCACAAATTCCAGAGTATGCTCATTATGAAAATGGGTTTGCTAGTGATGCAGGTTGTGACCTCGTTTGTACGTCTGTAGAAATTAAAGAAGATGGACGTATTAAATGTGGAACAGGTATTCATACGGCATTAGAAGATAGAGACGAAATTAGTATTGTACCTAATAGTCGTTTCACAAAAACTCTTCTAATACATCAAAATACTCCAAGTACAATCGACGCTAAAATTTCTTGAATTTTATTCACAAATTCATCATATATTGTAGAAATCTATTATATTTGCAGTGTTAGTTAAACATCAAACAATGTAAGTTATGGTAGATTTAAGTAAAGTAAAAGTTAATTTAGTTGTTAGTTTTCTAACTAAGAAAAAGAAAGCTTCAACGAAAGTTACAAGAGTTTGTAAGTATTGTGGTAAAGAATTTCAAGTACCTAGTTGGTATGGTGCTGGAAAGTATTGTTCAAAAGACTGTGAAGCAGCAGATAAGCGAGTTGTACATACACCAAATATAACTTGTGAAGTTTGTGGAAAAAAACTATATATGCCTCCTAGTAGAATTAAAAGAACAAAACATCATACTTGTTCTAGAGAATGTAGAGCTAAATTGCAAAGCATGCTATATTCAGGAGATAAAAATCCTAATTATGGTAATCGTGCAGAACGATGTAAAATGGTCAATAATGGAAGACTATATTATAAAGTTCATTTAGATTCTCATCCTTTTGGTAGGAAAACAACAGGAAGTATAGGAGTTTATTATCCTGAACATAGGCTTGTTATTGAACAAAATTATGAAAGATTCGATTCTAAATATTTTGTAGAAATAGACGGAAAACATTATCTTAAACCAGATGTTGACGTACATCATTTAAATGAAGATTCTACAGATAACAGAATAGAAAATTTAATTCCTTTAACAAGAAGCGAACATACTCATTTACATAATAAACAAAAAGAAATTATACGTGATGAATTAGGTAAAATAATTGGTGTCGTAAAACACGGTGAATTGCTGGGAAATCATGATAATGACAATCAGCAGCCAAGCGTTAATAGTAATATTAATGAAGGTTCAACGACTAGTAACCGAATCCAAACAGATAATGCTGAGGATAGTAATGTTGCCACGAGTGCCGTGCCTAACAAAGTTAGTGAAGATATAGTCTGAACACTAGATATAATACAATATTAATGAAACTAGTGAATATGAAGATAAAGAACTTCATAGTTAACAAATGAATTATAGAGGAGAAATTTTTGTAATATTTAGAAAACTTGTTCCAAATGCTGAAGTTCCAAAAGTTGGAGATATTATTGGTCAAATGAAAGTTCCTCATCATAGACAAATGATGTTTCATACAGTAAGGACACTTGAAGACCTTGGCATAACTGATAGAGGCGATGGTGGATTTGGTTCTACAGCAAAGAAATAATTAATAATTTAAATAGTAAACAATATGAAAAAGTGGGTATCAGAAATGATTAAGCAGCACGCACATACTGCTATCGAAGTTAACAATGTGGCTAAGTTTATCGAAAATGCTAAGAATAGTGATAAAGTTAATAAAGTAACTTTTGCTAATCTTGCTTTGCTTCTCAGAGATTTGAAGAATACTGCAAAGACTTATGAGACTATTCTTAACAATGAAGGAGTTCATTTTACTCCTGATGGTTCTTATTATGAAAAAGTAGCTGAGATAAATGAAAAGAAAAATCCTGATAATAACGACTAAGAATTGTCTTGGTTGTTCTATAGTGATAAATAACATTCAAACAGTTATCGCTAGATCATCTAAAGAAATAGCTCTTGAAATTAAAGATTTTGCAGAGCTTCCTAAAAGACTTATTCATAAGTATAAAGCTTATGATTATCCTACTACAATATTTCTTGAAGATGATGAAGTAACATTTAAATTTGTTGGAAGTACTCATGTGAACTGTATACAGAGGTATATAGATTTGTATTTGAAATAAATACTGAAAATTTTTCTTCTGTTGTTGCTGCTAGTGCTTGTGAAAGTACTAGCAGTTTTTAATTTAAAATTATTATGAATCCAAATTATAATAAACATAAGAATATAGCCATACTTATACTTGCTATTGTAGCTGCCGGACTTGGCGCTTGTAGTTACAATAAAGTTTCTAATAATAAACCTGTAAGTATAGATAGTTGTGGAATTAATGATGATTTCTATGAAATTAATGATGTTGATTCTACAAATGATGGATATGATACAGATAGTGTTATTTATCTTGATGATAATGGTAATATAATTAAAGCTCCTTTTAAATAAGTTGAGCTATATGGCACATCCTACATTTTGAAATCCTCTGTACGAGGATGATTCTAATCTCCTGAATAATTATTCAGCCGTAACATCAAAGTAGCTTAGAAGTCATTTAAAGTGTAATTTATTTAATAACCATTCTTACTTGACAGTCTTATTTCAGCTCCAGGCATACGAGTTTAATCTATGCCAAACTTAGTGGGAAACTCCCACAATTACATAATAAATGATTTCTAAGCAACTTACATATCAATGTCGATTAATCATACTACTTTAATTATTTAACCGCTTACGAAAGAAATTAAAATATTACTTATGTTTTTGATATTTGCATTCCATGTTATAAGAATTCATAATTCAACATTAGCAGCAGTGGCTGCATTACATTTTAATCATTGATTAATATTATGAGTAGCTTGTCCGTGAGGATGAGTTACTCTTTTTTTTATTTATTAGTAGCGACACACTATAACACATTAAACGAAAAAAAGCTAGACAGTCATCACGACTATCTAGCTCAGAACCTTTATAAATATCACCTTAAACAACATTTAAAACCCTATAAACATTTATTTTAGCAAGTAGTTTAAAACTTATAGCATTTGTTATTCTAGCAGGATTCGAACCTGCTCTGACAGAACCAAAATCTGTAGTGCTACCATTACACCATAGAACAATAAAGTTTCGCATACATCTGTAGTAATTTCATGGCAAAAACAGGAAAACCTTTATCTGTTGCAAAGATACTATTAATATTAATATCTCCAACAGATAAAGGTCTTATTTAATTCTTATTAGTAGAAATCACATTACCAACTCTTTTACGGGGCGGTTTATTTATCAAATGATGTAGGAACAAATCCAAGTATATTTTGACCATAATGATAATAACTATTACTCTTATCAAGAGTAGCAAGATTATTATAAGCTCTATAAATAGGAACTTGTCTCATAAGTTTAACTTTAAATTTATTCTCACCTTTGTAACGACCAGTAGTATAATTATAATCAAATTCATCATCAAACATAGCATTTGCTATAAGATTAAGACTATTGATAATATCGTTAGGCATATTCATCATTGCAATAGGAGAACTCCAAAGTTGTTTAGCATTGTTTGGAAGGAATATTGGATTATACATCATACTTTCAGTTGCAAGTTGGTCTGCACTATAAAGCATAAGATTAGGAAGAAGCATTTTATCTTTATCTTTATCATCCCAAGCTATATTAGTACCGATAGCAACCATAATAGAAGATAAAGCACCAAATACATCACCAGCTGTTCTACGAATAGCAGCTTTCTGATATTCAGGTAATGCTTCCCAATTAACTCGAATATTCTCAGCAAAGTTTACATAAGCAGCAAAAAGATTTTGAGTACCTTCAAGTGCTTCAAGCTGTTTATCATCTAAAAGTTTATGTCTTTCGTTATATTGACGAATAGGTATTGTAAGGAAATCCATAAGAGCAGGACCACAACCTACACGACTATCACCTGTTTGTTCATTGAAATAACCTTTTCTTCTCCAATGTTTAAGAATACCTGGATATATATGTTTATGATATTGCATAACAAGACTACCCCACAAATATTTTTCAAGTTGAGCAGCACCAAGTCTATCATATACACCATGTATTTCTTTATTAACAGCAATAACTTTACCTTTGAACTCTCCAAGAAGAGCATAAGCATCATTTATTTCTCCATTAGTACTTTGTTTAGAAAGTTGTTCCATAAGAGAACCATCTTTAAAACCTAGTTTACCATTAACTAAATCAAGCTGTTCCATAAGAGTAGGATTAGCTTCAAATTGTTTCTTAGCTTTAGCTTCAAGTTCCTTACGTTTAGCAACAAACTCTTTACTTTGTTTGTTATTAAGGAAAATGTTCTTAAATTCATTAGCTAAATCTCTTCTTCCTCTAGCATATTCTTTAAGTTGATTTGGGTCAGATTTTATATTATTTACAAATTTCTCAAATTGAGCAGCAAGAGGAGTACCAGCAATAAGTTGTCTCATAGCTTCTTCATGAGAAGCAACTTTATATTGAGACCAAGTCATAGCTTGATAAGGAAGTCTACCTTTATTTCGATAATCATCTATAGGAACAATTCTATTCTCAAACATCATAGCAAACATAGCACTATTCTGCATGTGATGTTCACCCATAGCATTAGGAGAATACATAAGGTTTCTAAGACGATTAATAGCATCACTAGCTTTAAAACTACCAGTAGGTCTACCAAGTACTTCGTCAAAATCTACTACATTCATAAATTTAACAATAGCATCGGCAAGACTAGTACTATCTTCTCTAGTCATTCCTCTTAGGAAAGATAAAGAAGCACCGTACCACATAGTTTTAGCTTTATTCCAAGCAGAAGTACTAAAATAAGATTTAGCTATATGTTCAGCAAAAATACCACTACGACCAACAGTAACGTTACCAATACCACCAGTAATATTTAACATCATAAATTTAGCACTAGTAAGACTTTGTGCAATATTAGCAGCTTTGGTAAGTTTATTATTAGGAAGTTTATATCTATCATAGATAAGTCTATTACCCCAATTAGTAAACTGACCATAAAGTCTTTCATCATAAGCCTTTTCAGCATAACGAGTAACATCAGTAGTACTTCTATTAATATCTTTTCTGAGATTACTAAAACCTATATTATCATCAAGTACAGGAGTAGCTTTAATCATATTTTGACCGTAATAGAAGAGATATTTATTATCTTGAACAGCATTTTGATGACCAGCAAGTCTAATAAACTGACTAATACTAGAAACAAAATCTCTATTAACAAGAGATTGATGTATTGCTTTATTGTTCTTTTCAGCAGCATCAAGTCTAGCTTTATGTTCAGTCATAGCTTTATTATACTCTTCATCAGTAGTATATTGGTCTCTCTTTGGTTCAGCAGCTTTAATTTTATCAATGTCTTCACTATTTTTATTAGTAAATTCTCTACCAATCATAGGAAGTACTGGAGTTTTATCAGTAGAATAACTCATATCTGCATGAAGACTATTCTTACCAACAGAGCTAATATTAGCATTCCAACCAGCAAATTCAGCTATTTGTTTACCAAACCATTTAAAATCATGGTCAGCTTCTTTTGCACTAATAGGAATAAAACCTTGACTAATAATACGACGACTAGCTTTATCTCTAACAATCTTATCTAATGTTGTTTCAATAAGTTTTTTAGCTTGTTTTTCATTGTCACTAAGAGTTACATTGTTAGCATAATTCTCATCATCTATACCACGTTTAAAGTTCTCAGCTTGAGTAGTATTCTCTTTATAATTAGGATTACGATATTCTTCTTTAGGAACAATATCTAACTGATTATAATTAGCAGCCCAAGTACCATTAGCGTAATTAGGTTTAATACTAGTCTTTTGCCAAATACCTATTGGGTCAAACTTATGAGTATAAACATTCCATACATGATTACGAGTAAACCACTTATCAAACTCTTCTTTACCTTTAGCTCTAGCCTCAGCCATAGCATCACTGTAATAAGGAGTTGTAGTAGTTTCAAGATATTCGTTAATAGTAGCAAGAGCTTTAGTTTTAATCTCTGCTTCTTTACTCAAATCTTTAGCTACTTTCTGATTTTTCATACCAGTATAGAACTCATCTTTAAGAGTAAGAGTACCATAAAGGAAACGATTAGGAAGACGAACAGATTTATCATATACATAATTACCATCTGAATCTTTAACAATATGACCTTTTTCATCATATTCAAAATCATATTCCATATTAGCATCTTCCCAAGCCTTAAGATATTCACCACCAATAGTTTTAGCTTTACTATATTCAATATCAAACTTAGGACTATATTCAGTATACATAAATTTACGAATAAAACTGCCAACAGAAGAACCATTACCAGATATATCTTTGTTAATTATAGTCTTCTTTGTATTACGAAGTTTCTCATATAAATCAGCAAGTTTATGAAGTTCTTCAATACTAATTTGATGTCTATCAGTAATAGTATTAACTTCTTTCTTAGTAGTATCATAATAAGGACGAAGAATTTCATTAACTTCATTAACTAATTTAAGATATTCAACGTTAGCTTTACCTTCTTTGCTATTAGAAGTGAGCATTCTTTGCACTACAGCAGGAAGAGCTTGCTTTTGTTCAGGAGCATTATTAATTAGTATTTGCTCATTACCAGCAGAATAAATAGTATTATTATAACGACCAGCTTCATCTTTTCTTATAGCTTCTTGTTCTTCTTCAGTAAATATATCGCCACGAATACGACCTTTACTATCATAAACTTTCTCACCATTAGCAAGTTTAATTTTGATAAGTTTAGCCTTATAAGTTATTTGATTATTCTTTTGCACTTTACCTTTAGAAAGAATACCATAAGCTACAGCAATTTCATCACTAACTTTAGGGTCTACATGCCAAGTAGCATTTTGCTCAAGCCATTCTTTAGCTCTTTGATACTTCTCATCATTAGCAAGAACTTCATCAGAAACTTGTTTATTACCAAAAGCATCACGTTTCTCAGCTCGCTTAATAATATCAAGTCTCTTATCAAGTTCTTCTTCAAAACTATCTTTAACTCGAGTATCATTATATTCTTCATTAATATCACGTTTGCGTTTGAGATATTGATTAAGTTTCATAGCAGTTCCTTGAGAATTTAATACAGCTTCATCATATTTAGACTTATCTACAATAATAGGTTTACCTTCTTCATCGAAACCTTTAGTACCTGGAATAGGATTAGTTTCATCATAAATAGGTTTCTCAGTACCATCATCAAAGTTTATTGTAGACTCAAGTTGATTAATACTTCTTCTAAGTTTACGATATTCTTCTTCATTCTCAGGACTAAGAACACCACTAATACGAAGACGATTGATATTTCTAATTTGCTCTCTAAGTTTTGTATATTCAGCAAAAATAGTAGGAGCAGTATTGAGCATATAATCATCATTATCATACATAGCTTTATAATACTCATCCTTAAAGCTTTGATTAAGATGGGCAATCTTAAAAGCATCATATTCATGCTTAGCTTTAAGATAAGTCATAGGATTATTAATGACATCTTTACGGGCTTCATTTACTTTATTTCTAAGAGCATCTAAATCTTTAACAAATTTGTCAGTATAATCTCTAATAAGTTTACCGTTCTTATCAACAAGTTTGTCCCAATCTATATGACCGAGAGCTTTAATAGCTTTTTCAAACTCACGAGCATCTTTAGCAGCTTGCATATCTTTAGCACTAATATCATCAACTATATGTTTGCTAATATTTTGAATAAGACTATTACCAGTATCTTGTAAATCTCCAATCCAAGCATCACACCAAGTAACAGCATGATAACCATTACAAATATCAATTAAACCATTTTGAATATTAGGGTCATTAGACCATTTAGCAACAACTTCTCTAGCAAATATTTCATTAATAGTACTAAGATTAAGTTTGTTACGTAAATCTCCAATAGTTTTCTTAATATGATTAATGAAATCGATTACTTCAGGATTCTCATTTTCATCAACTACAACATCAAATATAGTACCATATTTATTAATAAGACTATCTGTATCAAGAAGTAACTTTTGAAAACGTCTTTGCTCACTAGGATTATTACGAATCATTTCTATAGTTTCAGGAGCAAATATAGAAGCATAAGTTCCATCTTCTTTTTTATAGAATTGGTCAGCATCACCGATAAGTTTCTTAGCTGTAGCACTAGTGAATCTATCAATAGCTTCATAAAGTTTAGGAGACATATTTGTATAATCAGTACTAACATTCTCAAAACCGTTATTATTCATAAATTGAACTTCACGATAAGCATTGACATCACCTTCATGCGCTCTACGATTAATATCAGTAAACATGTCAAAATTATATTCAACAGATGTACTTTCTTTATCGTTAGTAGAAGGAATAATCTGAATAACTTTAACAGGATAAGGAATTACTTTACCTTCAGAATCAAATATTACTTTTGTTTCTTTAGCAAAAGCAATTTTCTTAGTAACTTCATTACCATCAATTACATCATGAATAATTTGGAAATTACCAAATCCTTTACCAATACGATTATAAAGATAACTATTGTTTATAATTTGAATACCTTTAGCATCATTCTTAATAAGATTAATAATTTTACTATAAGCGTCACGAGCACCACCTATATCACCAGTAGTTCTATCTTTATTAATATCAAAACCAGTATTAACTCTACTTTTAGAAGAAATAGCTCGTTCATTGGCATATTCTTTACGAAGGTTATCTGCTTCTTCTTTAGTAAGTTGATTACCTTGAAGTTTATTATCAATAATAATTCTATAATACATCTCACTATAAAGAGTATTATTAGCTTGATTAACAGAAACAATACCATGTTCGTTTTCCTCAAGCATACTAACAGGATAAGCAAATATTATATCACCATG